CGTTACCGTGAGGTTATTGTAGATAAGGCACTCGCTATGTTGTATCAAATTAAGAAGGCACGATGGTTTGATATATCGCTCTCGATGTTTCACGCTAAACAGTATCAGCAAGGATTATATCAAGCAAGCGCAGATCGAATCCTTGGCACTAAACGGGGTAAAATACGAATGAAATCCGGAGGGTTGTATGGCTGAGTGTAAGCCTTGTAGAAATACCACGGTAGATAAGCCGAAAGCGTGTAAATCGTTTTCTATCTGTGTAGGAAATAAGTCTTTGGTATATGATGGGAAGTGCCTATCTCTACTTAACCGTAAGAATCCAATTCCAGCCGGTACATACACCTCTATTACGTTAGATGAAAACGGGTGTATTATCGAAGCTGGTACGGCTCCTTTACCACAATATACACCGCAAGCGTGTTGTGAGCATGACGACGCGGCAGAAGTAGAAGCCTTACTTGATAAAATTGCAAATAGCGAGAAGTTGAAGGCGAAGTTAAAAGCAATCCTAGGAGGATAAATAATGAATCTGTTGTATCGCGACTTCAAGGGTATGGTTCCACGATATGACCGGCACTTGATTGGTGGCGAATACGCAGAGTTAGCTTTGGATGTAAACTTGTGGCATGGCACGTTAAAACCGTTTAGAGAAACGAAGTTATGCCACAGTATTAAAAAATCAACGAAGTCCGTGTTTTACGATGGATGTTGTTGGAAAGAGTTCGATAAATGTGTTGATTTCACGCGCCTTAATACGAGCTGCCAACGACAAGTCGTTACCGGACTTTTTGATTATCCGGCTACTGCGTGTTCTGACGAATGTGAACCGAAGTGGATCCGTTTAGGCGTTCCTACACCAATGTCTGCGCCTAATGTAGAGGTTATGTCGGATTTGAAGAAACCGTCTTGCGGAGCATCTAATTTCATTGATGGGATTGATTACGACCGTACGGCTCGAACTTATGTTTACACCTATGTGAATAGTTGTTGCGATGAAGGCGCACCAAGTCTTCCAAGTGAGGTCGTGGACATTGATGATGGTGGAACAGCTATCTTGTCCGGTTTTGAGACGCCACCACCGGAATATGGCGTGGAGAAAATAAGAATTTATCGCTTAGTGAGTGGTTTTGACGCAGAGGCCATTAATTTAGAGAGCGTCATGATCGGGGAGAAAAGCGATGTGAGCGAGTTCTTCCTCGTCGCGGAAATACCCGTCAACGATTCCACTTACTTAGACAGCAAGCGTGATTATGAGTTAGGTAGCGTACTTGAGACGAAGGATTACTTACCGCCACCGAAAGAATTAGAAGGCGTTATCACCGTAGGCGGTACACAGTTGGCCGGATTCTACGGCAAACGCATCCGCTTTTCACTACCGCATTATCCACACGTATGGGAAGATGCAGACGAATTAACGGTGCATGACAATATAAAAGCCCTCGTTGAGTTTGAGAATAACGTCATTGTACTGACGTGCGGAGCGGTGTATTTGGTAGAGCCTATTGCCGATTGTAAGACGGTAGGGTGCCGACAAGTACATAAGACCTTAGAGAACTACCCATTGCTAAGTTGTTGTGGAGGACACGGTTATACTAAGACACCGAAGGGTGTTGTATTCGTAACCGCGGAGGGGTTGATCCTAACGGACGGCAAGTCAGCGCAAAACATCACTTCGCCTTACTTCGCACAAGATGACTGGCGAGCATTACACCCTGATCGTATGAGCGTAGCGTATCATCGAGATGGTGTTTATTTCTTTAGTGATGTGGCTGCTTACTGCTTACAATTCAATATCAGCTTAGCTGACTGGCAACATAGTAAGTTGGTACAACTATCAGACCGACCATTGTACGCATTCAGCGCAGATGAAGAACTTTACCTCGTGTACGAAGACGGTGTCTATCGTTGGAACGTAGGGGATAAATTACGCCCGTATGTATGGCGAGGGAAAGTTGAGGTATCACCTACGCAAGTTAATTTTGCTGGAGCGAAAGTAAGTCGTTACAATGGTGGGGATGTGAAGTTTAAACTTACCGGTGATGGTATTCCGATCAAGGAGTACAGCCCCTTAAAGACGGAGAAATTTAGACTTCCTTCGGGTCGCCGTGATGTAGAGTTTCAAGTCGAACTCACTGGCACGGCAGAAGTTTATCAGGTAGAAGTCTCTACCAGTTATCATGAGTTAGGCACAGTATGAAGATTCAAACCGTAAAATTCCCCGCTACACCGGAAGAAACTTTAGAACAGGTCATTAAAATGCGACCGTTCATCGATAAAAGTTTCGCTGAAATGGACGGATCTGATTCCACCTCATTGCCGAATGAGATGTTAGTTATGATGTGGCATTCCGCAAGTTTAGACTTTGTTGAGTTACTTAACGATGAAGGCGAACGCGTTGGGTTAGCGATGAACCAGCTCTTATTCCACGAAGGGAAAGGGGAGCGAATGGTTAAGTTAATGACCGCATACATCGACCCTGAATACCGTGGCAAGGGTGAATTTAAACGCATGGTGGACTATATGAAAGTCATCTATCGTGCGCGTAATTTTGCCTATATAGACGTGGTCGTCTTAACAGGTAAACCATTCACCTTAGCCGGAGAAGAAGTAGCGAAGATTATTCGAATGGAGTTATAAGATGGCTGAATTTACCGCTGAGCAGATACCCGGCTCGCTTAATGCCGGATGGGATTATTACTTTTCATGGGCGGAGAAGAATCACGCTGCTTGGAGCGCATTGTTTAAATCCGCTGAGGAGCAACGTGTAAAAGAATCGAAGCTTTGGAGAGAGTACTACCAAAAGGTTTACAAAGAGGATAATGCGTGGTGGAAGAAAACTATTCTCTTTGCGCTCAACGGTATTCAGCTATGGGCTTTGACAAAGCAGTTCCTCCAGCAAAAAGAACTTGCCGACCGCACTTATGAAGTCGCAGACCGGCAACAGAAGATTGCGGAGGAGCTATTTGATTTTTACAACGCCGTTTACAAACCGCAAGAAGATGCTATGAGTGCGCAACTTGCCGGATCTACTACCTGTGCGGATTATGCTGGTACGGGGGGAATGTTTGGTGAGAATGTTCGTAGAGCGTTCGATCAAACATTAGCCCTCGCTGAACGATGTAGCAGTAGTAATTGCGAACGTATATCGGACTTCGACCGTCGTGGGCTTGCGATTGAGCGTGCGCTGACGGAAGGGAACGCCAAAAATCATGCCTATAGATACGCGGAAGCACGCAAAGAGGCTAAGGATAATATGTGGCTTGAGTTACGGATCAAGTGGATTCAGGTTGGTCGTAATGCGTCACAACAAGGTCAGCAGGGTATTATGTCTGCGTTTGGTACCTTTAGTTCATTCGGAGCTGACCCTGGCGCTGCGTTGAGTACATTGCTTGGTACGCTTTCTAATACCGTAGGTCAAATGATTAGTTCCCCTGTTTCGCCGGATGGAACTTTAGGTAAGATGGCGCAACAAGGCCCTCTACCATACGCCCCATTCTTAGGTGGCATTAGACAGTCCGGTGATATTCAACCGACTAAGGGTTCAAAAAGCGTTACACGGAGTTTCTAAATGAGATTAGATAACTATAAAGAACTCGCCTCCGCTCAAGGTAAGGAGATGATCAAGCAGATAGATCATCACTTAGACCAAATTAAGAGCAACCATGAAGCATGGGCCAAAGAGTTTGAGGCTGCGGAAAAAGCTCGCCGTGAGGAAGAAAAGGAGTGGCAGAAGTTCTATTGGGAGGTCTATACCGAAGATACGGCGTGGTGGAAATCCACAATCATGTTCGCGCTCAATGGGATTCAGCTTTGGGCGTTGACTAAGCAGTACGAGCAACAGAAAGAGATTGCGGATCGAACGTTCGACTTAGCGAATCGTCAGCTAAAAATCGCTGAGCGTATGTACGACCAATACAAGGCTCAGTTCCAACCGCATGAGACCGCATTGGGCGGTCAGATTAATGGCTATTTCGCATCACCGTATAAGCCACAGTACGAGGCCACGGGCGGTCGTATGATGGCAACAGCTCGTCTTCAAATGGTCGGTAAGCGTAGAGAAGTTTTAATGTGTGCGAGCCAGTATTGTACAGGTGCTACACGCTCAGCGTTGAACGAACTTATTTCCACGGAAGCCAAATTGATTTCCGCCGGAATGAATAGTGCGGTTAAGTATGAAAATTCTCGTGCCGACCGTATGGAGAATAAGTGGCTACAAGCTCGACTTGCGATGGTTCAAGCAGGACGTGGTTTGGCCGGGCAGGGTTTGGAAGGTGCGAATGCCTCAGCGAAGGCGTTTGCTTCATTCGGAGCTGACCCAGGCGCAGCGTTGTCGAGTTTGTTAGGAACGGCTGCGTACACTATCGGCGGATTAATCTCTGCACCTACACGCCCACAATATTCGCCAAGTGGTGGTAGTTACGGTACAATATACAGACCAAGTACGAAGGTGGCGGTGAATACAACGCCTAAGACTTCACGGACTTATTAGGAGACTTTTATATGTTCATTGTTTCACCTACCAAGGGTGGCTATCGAGGAGATGTCGTTAACAGCGGATTTCGCCAAGGCCGACGTGACGCGTATCGTGATTACATTGATAACTTCAATTTTGCTACAGAAGCGGACGCTGCGAATAGTGCGTTGAATCAGTTAGATGTAGAACGCGCAGCGAAGAACTACGGTTTACAGAACGAGATGGCGCAAGGCGCACGCAAAGAGGCTTTAAGTTTTGTTGGTGATTCTGCCAAGATCGATAACGCGGTACGCGATGCTAATATTACGTTTGCGCAAAATGCTCGTCTTAACAGTAAAGCTGACGAGTTAGGGCAGTCTAATGCTAACATCGTTTTTGCCAATACAGCCGCAGCAGAAAACAAAGCTGGTTATGATGCGAATACCTCCGGTTATCAGCTCGATAATGTAGATCAAGCTAACCAAGCATGGTCTGACAAAGCGCAAGCACAAGGGTTAGCTAACCAAAATACGGAAGAAACCATCCGCTTTAACCGTAACCGAAACGATAATATGGAAGGCTTGCAGGAAGCTACGCGAGCGTTTGGTGAAGCACGTAATTCGGTGTTTACTGCGCAACAAGGTTTCGATACCGCGAATAATGACTTAGTTCAAGCACAAAGTATGACACCGGAAGCTTGGGACAAAGCGTTTACTTCTGCGTACGTTGCAAGTCGCCAACAAGCCGGTGATAAACGTCCACCGGAAGAAATTATTGCGGAAGCTAAGTTACCGGCGAATGCGCAGAAATACCGTGAAAGTTTGGACGCGTATAAACAAAGCATTATCCAGCAGGCGCAATCACAAGTCGATGATGCTAAAGCCGGCTTAACGGCTGCGCAAGAAGCCATGCTAAAAGCGCAAACTGACATGGAGGCTTATTCCGTTGGAGCTACAGGATCTAAAGGTCAATCGAAAGCGACGAATAAGCAGGAATCCTACAAGGTAAATAGCTTTAAGCTCGGCGACAGTGAAAACTTACAACAGTTTATCAACAAGGGTAATGGCGAAAACATTAACGAGAACGTGGGGCTAATTGGGCGCACCTTGTATTTCGCAAATGGTGAAAAATGGGAGTTCCCTGTGGGTTACACAAGAGAGCAGATCTTACAGGAAGCAGGTCTTTCAGATCCAAACACAACCACAAACCAAAATGAAAATCCACTAGGGAGATAGAAGATGGCTACAAGAGCTGAATTAGAAAAACACTTGGACGATCCACGGGTACAAGCCTTCTTGGCGATGATTCGTGATGCGGAAGGTACATCCAAAGGTGCTGACCCATACCGCGTATATGGTGGTAGCCATAAGAACCAACTTGAATCATTGGATAAGCCTACCTTCCACAAGTGGGGTTTCAAGCAAACTGACGGGAAGAATAATAGCTCCACCGCCACCGGCGCGTATCAATTTCTTGAGCGTACATGGAAAGACGAGGCTAAGAAGTTAGGACTTAAGGATTTCTCACCGGAATCACAAGACTTAGCAGCCGTATCGTTGTTATCGCAAAATGGTGCGCTTAAAGAGATTTTATCCGGCGATTTTAACAAAGCCGTGGCGAAGTCTAACAGAACATGGGCGAGTTTGCCTGGTTCCCCGTACTCTCAAAAAACACGAAGCACTGAATTCGTGAATAGCTCTATCCAACGCCACTTAGGTGATGCACCGGAGGAAGGGAATCAATATGCCTCAGTGGAAGAACCACAAAACCCAAAAACGACACCGGTGGTGAGCAAGACGTCAACTTCGCAAACACCACCGGTCATGGAGAGCGTAGCGAAGATCGAGGAAGTAGCGAAGACAGCGAACGTGTTACACAGCTTGCTGACGTTAGCCGTAAAAGTTTGGGGTTTATTCCGGAAGCGGTAGCACAGCTCTCGACTGGTGAGCAGATTATCCCTGAGAGCGCACAAGAGCAGGACTACCTTATTAATGTGGCGAATAACCCGAACTATTCGCCCGAACAAAAAGATAGACTGGCGCAGTTAGGTACGTTAGTAAAACCTCACAACTTTGACATTAACTTCGAGCAAAATAAACGAGACCAGTACCCGACTGAACTCGACGAGCCATTAAGAAGAATGATTAGAGGAAGTTAATCATGGCACTAAATTTAAATAAATTCGACTTCGGCAAAGTCGATTTCTCCACTCCTACCGCTACGCTTGAACAGCCTAGCGGTAGTTCTGTATTACCACCCATCGAAAATTCGCAAACGAATGTAGCTCCTTCGACTGAGCCTTCTACGCGGAAATTAGCCGTAGATGAAATGGCGGAGTTCGACAAGAGTAATTCTTCTTTCATTTCGAGTGCGAATTCACGCTATGGAATCGACCCCTCTACCGGCAGAAACGCCCTTAACTATACGCAGTTGAATGAACGTATTCGTCAAGACGGATTAAAGCCGTGGGAAAAACACGCGGTGCAACAACAATGGTTAAGTAGCCTTAAGAAATACCATGACGATTTACCGGACGGTAGCAAGAAAGACGTGCTTGGTAAGCAGATAAAAGAGATTGAAGACCTACCTGAGACGCTTAAAGAAGATGATTTCCTAGGACTTGGATCGTTCTTAGAGACACTTGGCAAAGGTAAAGACGCTTTCGATTCGGGAGTTGCCGTGGCTTCCGCCACCGGTTTAAGTCACCTCGCTGTTTCTGATAGCGATCTCGATAAAGAGATCGAAGCGCATAAACCACAGCTATCCGCAGATAAAAAGCGGATCGACGCCGCAATGGCGCGCTATATTAGTGACAACGTAACAAAAAGCGCCGATACTGGTGAGCTGGCGCAAGTCAATGGAGCTGACTTAAGAACGATGGCGTATAACGCCTTGCCTAAAGAAGATCAAGAGAAGTTAGCGGAGTACGATAAAGAACTTAGTGCGCGTAGAACTGATGTTGCATTAAACCGGAAGGTAGATGGAACAGTAGGCGATGTGTTAAATACTGCACGAGGAATTGCGCTACAAAACACGGTCAATGCCAATAAACACAGTCGCTATGTAGGCGAAGATGAACGACAAGAGGATTTTAATAAACAAGCGGCGGAAGGGCTGTGGGGTACGATTAAGGCATTCGCTAACGACCCCGGTGCTGGTTTTCGTGTTGGCGCATACAGTACGGGGCAGAATGCAGTTCCGCAAGCGCTCGGTATTCTCGCAGGTGCCGCCTTTAAAAGTCCGATGGCTTATCAAGTCATCTCTAGCCTAGGAAACGTACCGGCGGAAGTGCAAGGTCAATTTACGGAAGCGTTGGCAAAGGCATACCAAAAAGAGTTCGGTAAATCAGACTTGGCGGGTATTACGGACGCTGAGTTTAAGACTTTGGTGAATAAGTATGGATCTGACTTGGGTGGAGCGATTGACGATGGTCTTAAGAGTGCTTCGGCTATTATGGCAACTGAAGCCTTAACGGCTAAGGGCGTGGGTGTTTTAACATCTAAGCTGATGGATAAAGCCAAGATTAGTAGTGAGATTATTCGCCAAGCTAAAGAGGCTGGCACCGCTGTTGCTAAAAGAGACGTTGTAACAAAAGCGCTAGGTATCACCGGTGCAACCGCACTTAAACTCACAGGCGAAGGATGGGAAGAAGCCTTCGGACAAATGGCGTCAAATATCGCTTTGAACAAGCCACTCACGGAAGGGGTAGGACAATCGTTCATCATGGCGATTGCCGCTTTAGAGAATATCCCGAACACTATCGCCGTAAGTAAAGACGCAGCGAATATGAGTAAAGTAGGTGATAACGTTGAAGAATACGTCGCTAATCAGAAAGAGCAGACTAACGCTACAACTGAGGAAGGTACGAAAGCGGTAGAGCCGACTGAGGTTATTGAATCCAAGGCTGAGAATAAAGCTTCTCCGGCGAAAGAAGAAAAAATCGAGGACGCTGAGGTAGTTGAGCCTGTAACAAAAGCGCAAAAGACTTTCGAATCGATTAGAGAAAAAGCTAAGCGAAATAAGAAAGGTAACGCATGGGAGCAAGAAACGCCGGCCGGTGAACTATCTAACGAAGATAAGTCCGCCCTGTTCACGGAATGGAACGAGCTTGCGAATAAACCTGATGCGTCTTTAACTGACGACCAACGTAATCGCATTCAAGAGATAGAAGATAACTTCTCTGATAAAGACGGCAACAACTATTTTATTGAGGCTCTCAACGCGTGGGAGCGAGGAGATTTTAATGAAAATAGAACAGATAATCGAGATGGCACGGCAAATGCTAACGGGCAACCTGTCGAACAAGGATCTACTGAGCCTAACGGAAGCGGAGAAGAACGCAGTTCTCAAACTAGTGAATCAGTTCCGCCAGCTCAAACCGAAACCGTTGCCGAAGGACATAGCCAGTCCGACACGGGGGCTTCTGCGGATCCTATTGAACAACCGCACAATAACACGCCAGCGAGCGATACAACTGGGGCTGACGGACGCACCGGAGAAACAGACCCAACACGAGGAGAACGTGGAGAACTGGGGCAAGACGGAGGCCAACAAGGTGGAGAACCAACGCAAACTGTTGTCGAAAAAAGCGCAGGTAGCGGAGTACAGCAACGCGCGCAAAGCGATAGCGTGGGAGAAACACTAGATAGTAAGCGCGCTTATGTCGCTCGCCATGGAGGGGTAAATGCGCTCCGCCAACGTATTGAGGAAATCGAGCAACAGTTCCCTCAAGCCAAAGACCGCGCTACGTGGGTAGATCTTCCGGAAGATGTAAAAACTGAGTTATATAATGCGACAGAAGCAGTAGCAGCAACGGCGCATACATCGGAAGAAGCGAAAGCCTTAACTACACCTGTAAAACGTGAAACCCCTACTCCTTACTATAAACGCTTACTGAAATCTATTTCGGATCAATTACGAGATGGAGACTTCATCTCAGCCGTGCGTAAAGGTCAATTACTCGATGGTAGTCTCAATCTACGTGGCGTGTTCCTCTCAAATTCGCAAACGATTAACGATATGTATGGCGATGGGACGTTTGTTAGACCGGTGTTGAAAGAGGGCGTAACATTAAATCCGCTTGTAATAGACGGTAAGAACCTGAACTGGGATGCCCTCCCTCGCGTTGCAATACCGGAAGAAGTTAAGAAAAAGGTGAATGATCTTCTCTATGGCCCTGACGCTAAAGCTGACTTAACCGCTCGCTCTAAACGTGCGACTGATGCCTTATTAGGGTATGTTATCGCGAATGGTGTAACAGATGAAAACGGTGTGCCATATAATGCGGTTATGGTTAAGAGTTATACGGATATGGGTGGATATGGTGGTAAAGGCAGTCGCCATAACGTGGAGAATATGCAAGATGGTACCCTAGCTGACACTCTTATGCTCTCGCCTGACATCGTCTCGCATTGGGTAGAAGTGCCGGCTAAAAATAGATCTGTTAGAACTAGCGACACAGCTAAAAGCTATGCAGACATAAAAGACAAAGTACCTCTCGCACGTCCTGTACGCAAACCTGTACCCGAAGCTACTTTAGCGCAGATGGGGGGAATATTAACCGGCGACGAAGAGTTAGACGCAAGAACAGGTGTTAGTCAGAAACGTAAGCCAGCCCATGCTTCATCCCCACAAGGTGAGGAACATAAAACTGATAACTCTAAGAAAGCTGAAGTCAATCCTGCGAAAGCTGAGTTATTAAATAAAATTAAACAACTCAAAGGAACACCCACTGCGGATCAGATATCAGCTATCAGAGACGAGGCACGGGAGAAAGGTTTAACTCGTGACTTACAAGTAAGAAGCGCGATCCATAAACTAGTGGATAAATTAGATGACAGCGAGTTTGAGCGTTATTCGCATATCGAAGATGAAAAACGAGCTGAGCGTAGAGAACAAACACACAAAGAATTTAAAGAAGCCATTTCTAAGCCGTATGAAGAAACGGTGAAGAAAAGTAATGCGAAAGAGGCTGCGATTAACGAGGCGGTAGCTACTGAGAAAGAGCAGATCAATACCACTAACGAATTCGCGAAAGAGCAGATCAATACCACTAACGAATTCGCGAAAGAGTTCAAAAATGTTGATCTACGTCAAAATCAAGCAGTCGTACATCGCTTGCTTAAACAGCACCCTGATCGTGAAGACGACATTAGACAGGCATTCTTCCGTGCTACGCCACAAGCGAGAGATTCTAGCTTTGAGGCGGCTAAACGTGGGTATATTAAGTTCCATAAGAATAACCCTACTCATAAAGAATTCAAAGGCACGAAAGACGGCTTACTGGGCTTCGACTTTAAAGGCAATCCAGTGTACACCACTACGGAGGAGTTCTTCGATCAGTTAGTAGAGGACGAATCTTATCAAGCGGTAGCTACTGAAACTCTCGCTCATGCGCAAGCGGTCGAAGCTGATAAAGTGAATACTGCCGAAGAAGCGGTTAAAAATTCACTTCGCCGTAACCAGTTCCGTGGTAAAGCTAAAGAAATCCGTGAGGAGGCTGCGAAAGTCTTAGGGCAAGAGCGTGCCACTAACCAAGACCTCGCTGGAATGGCGACTGATCTGGAAGTACGTGAGAGTGTAGATCCACAATCTTTACTCCGTAAATTCTTAGACTACCTGAATAAAGTCTTGGCGTCCGTTATTGCTGTGGTTGCCGTTGGGTCAATGACAATCCCACAAGACGCTCATGCGCATACAGGATATGGTACATTTACCCAGTCGCAGAAAATCGAAGGTGCTTCGCAAAAAGCCAGCGACACCATTAACTGGGTTGTGGCCAACAAAGACCACGGCGGTAAATCGTTCGTGGTTGCGGATAAAGAGAACGGCAAAATCTTAGTCGTTAGTCCGGACGGTAAAGTCATGGATTCTCAAAACGCAATCTTTGGTAAGAACAAGGGTGATTCTAATGCGTTCGGTAATACGCCAAGCGGTAGATTCCAACTCCACAAAGTAGATACTAAACAACTAACCGCAACGGATCGCCGTGTGTTTGGGGACAGCGTATTAGACTTAACCGACAAAGAGACCGGTAAGAAAGCGCGTAGTTCTGACGGACGTGTTATCGCTATGCACCGTGTGGTGAATTTACCTGAGCGGAAAGCAGCCTTAGACACCGCGACAGCAAGCGACAATTTCCTATCGCATGGTTGCATTAACATTCCTACGGCGTTTTACAATAAGGCGGTGGATAAGTTAGATGGTGCGATGGTGTATGTCCTTACGCAAGAAGACGGTAAAGCCGCTCAGCCTACTAAAGACACAAGTAAGCGTACGCAGTTTAAGCGTTCTGCGTTGAAGTGGAGTAAGGCTGCGAAAGACGTTAAGGCTGAGGGTATTTCTGTGGATAAATTGTCTGCGACTTTGGAAAAGGCGTTAGGTGATTTAAGTAAAAATATTCGGTTCGTAACTAAAGAAGACTTCGACAATGAAGGCGCATTTAATACGTTGCGCAACGCTGGCGTGGAAGGATTTTACGATGCGGATAACCAACAGGTTTATATTGTCGCTGATAATATCCGCGCCGATAAAACTCTTTCCGCAGAAGAACGCGCTACATGGGTGGCATGGCATGAACTCTTTCACCAAGGCCTTGATGTAAAACACGGCGAAAAATTGGGTAAAGTTTTAAGCGATGTGAGCAATAACGCTTTCATTAATTCACTTGCCAACGCTATCCGAAATGACCGCGCGGATAATGAGTTAACGGAGATTACGCAAGAGAAAGCCGTTGAAGAAGCACTTGCTGAATTAGGTGCTGCGTTAGAATCCAATAACGTTGCTTCGCTTGAACAACGCTACGGCATTTCTGTACCTAGAGAGCTACGTGGCGAGACTAAATCTTTCGTAGAGAAAGCACTTTCTGCGATGGCGAATATCGTACGCAAAGTTCTAGGTAAGCCTACCTTCACGCATAAACAAGTGCTTAATTTGTTAGATGAAGCTAAACAGGCAATCGTCCCAAGTAAAGAAATGCGTGAGTTAGCTAAGGCTGAGTTAGAGTTTATGCACTCACCGGATTCCGCTTTGGCCGGGGCCGTATCATTCTCAATCGCTGATAAGTTAGTCGAGAAAGCGAAAGACTTCCGCGATGTAATTGTCGGCGGTGATATTAGCCGTACTGGTTCCATTCCTTCCCGTGATGGTTCTCGTGCTGCGAAAGCTACGACCGCCGGTCAAAACGCTTTATCACGTTGGTGGACGCAGGTACAAGACTCCATGCAGATTATTATCGACCTCGATCCGGAAGGTAACGGTGGTAAGTTATCGAATGCTGTCGCTACGTTCTCAAACCGTGCGCAACAGGTCGCTCGTCAATATAGTAAGAAAGCAAAAGAATTCGAGCGTAGTATGCTTGATTTCGTAACAGCGAATAAAGACTTGTTCCCGAAACGTAAGAACCGTAAACAGATCGACCACCTCGTCCAAGATACCACGTCATCGTTGCGTGCTATCACGGGTGGTAATGAAAAGATACGCCGTAACATGGAGCGTACTATCTTCGGTGATGACATCTACGACCAAAACGGCCAATTCATTCGCCATGTACCCGGCTTACTCGATAAAAAGCGTGAGTACGAGGAATACTTAGAAAACAACCGTATTATGAACCTAGACGTGCCGTCCTATATCGTCGCTAAGTATAAACGCTATACGGAAGAATTAGAGAAAATGGTTAAGATCCAAGATATGTTCGACAAGTCAGACGACCAAATCTTGGTGCCGGCGAGCGAGAACGATACAAGCCGTAAGAACTGGCGAGGTCATGATGGCTTTACCACGGCGGAGGCAGAGGCCAAATTAAAACAACTTAAAGACCAAGGGTTCATCGACGAGGACGTATCATCGCTAACCAAAGAACCATACACGGTGCGTCGTTACTTAGGTACTGACGAGAACACCGGCGATCCTAAAATCGAAATGGTTACGCACTACCGCTACAAAACCAGCGATGTGAAAGCCACGGTAAAAGGTCGCATTATGCCTATCGCTGAGCAATACGTTCGCCTTAGCCAAGAAATCTACCAAAAAGCGGTGGACTTAATTGGTGAAGAAACCATGGGGCAAGCTACCAGCGAAGAATGGGAAACCGGTACCATGGGTAAAGTTCGCAACGTGTATAACATTAAGGCGAAAGACAGTAAAGGTAACGCTATTGACGATGTTTACGATGTAACGAACGCGAACAATATCGACCAAATTGTCTCTCGCCAAGAGGCGGCAGAATACTCAAGTCGTCAAAACGGCCGGGCGTTTAACGGTGGTACTGCGAGTGAAAACTTGACGTGGCATATTGAGTTAATGTCTAAACAGTATGCTGCTAAGCACGTCGGGGAAGTTATGCTTGACATGAGTAAAACGCACCCTGATATAGTGAAAGTTTATAAGCGTAATACACCTGATTACAGTAAACAAAACGGTATTCTCGTTGTGCGCACGGTAAACAATAAAGGTCAACTCGAAAAAGAAGTTGTTAAGGTATCTTTCGCGAATGAAGAAGCTAACCGTGCGCTATTCGGTGAAAACATTGCTCGCTTTACGCAATCAGATAACCTCGTGTTAAGAGCGATTCCGGCACTTGTATCATCGCTAACGCGCTTGTCATCGGCTGGTCTTACCACGACGTTTGGGTTTAGCGTTATCAACGCCTACAAAGGTTACAACGAGAAACTCAATCAGTTAATGGCCTTTACAGAGACTAGTCCGTTTGTAAAAGCGATGTCGCCACAGGGGCAGAAGTGGTTCCAATCGAACGGGGCATTAGATACGTATGCGAAAGCGACTAAGCTCCAAGCGTTCTTGACTAAGAACAAAGTACAAGAGACGCTCATGAGTCCACTAAAAATGTTCGCAAGAGAGAAGGCAGCGTTACTCTTTTCGCAACGCTTAGTTGACAATGGATCATACGCAGAGAAAGCGGCAACGTTACTCAGTGGCTTAGTGCCGGCTAAGCGTAACGCCGTACAAGCAGAATTAGACAAACTCGAACTGATGTACGAGTCCGGCGGTATTTCTTCGCGGATTGAAGACTTGATCAACACCAGTACGGATTTAAAATTACGCTTTGCTGCCGGTAAGAAATTTACACGCCTAGTTGATGGTGCGAAGGCGATTCTCGATACAGCGTCCACGATGACAATGTCGCAAGAGCTAGTATCATCGCTAATGATGTACGACTTACTCACCGGAACGTTTGGCATGGATCAACAAAAGGCGATTGAGGCGAACTTGCACTTTATGAACTTCAACAAACGAGGTGCCAGTAAGTTAATGGGTTATATCCGTAACTACACCATGTTTGGTAATGCTATTGCGCAAGGTGCGAAAGCCTTCCAACACGCTTATTTAGAGCAAACGAATAACCCTGATGATAGCTTTTTGGGTATTTTACCTGGCTACAAATGGTCGCCTAAAGGTACGGCCCGTATGGTGAACAACGTGGCAATCGCTGTATCACTTAATTTACTTGCGAGAGCGATTGCCGACTTCGCTTGCGACGATAACGGAAAACAGTTAGGCAACCCAATCTCCGGCATGAATCCATACCAATTACTCCGTGAGGTACCGGTTGTGGTCGGATGTTCTGAGAGTGGCTACGGTGCTATTCGTTTCCCAGTGGAATATGGTGCCGGTAACGTAGAGAATGCACTAGGTGTATCTGCCGTACAGGTGATGACAGGAGCATGGTCTGCGAGCCAAGCGAAAGACTTTATTATTGATAGTTTATCGGATAACGCCGTGCCGGTGTCTATTCCGGTGGCCCATGGTAGTACGCCTTTCCAAAAAGCTGCGTTGTTGTTATTCCCACTTGTCCCTGAGCCGTTTAAAGATCCTACTTTGGCAGCGATGGGGTTGGATAACTTCGGCAACCGCCTTAACTCACAACTCGCGAGCTTTAAGGACTACAAGCCCGATACAGGTAAGAAGTCAACCGACCCAGCATGGGGACGCATATCAACCGCACTTTATGACGCGGACTTCATGGGAATTAGAGCCAACCTAACACCGGAAGAAACGAAAGTACTCGTTACAGGTTGGACTAAAGGGGTATTCCAAAAAGTCCTCACCGCCGTGGTTGAAGATGAACCTAAGCAGTCTATTTGGGAGGCCATGCTAGGTGTGAGTTCAGGCTATCGTAAAGAGCGAGGTTGGGATAAAATCGCCTATGCGATGTCGCAGACTTACATGAACGACCGTTACAGCGACTTAACCGCTATCGCAATCAAAGCGAAGGGTAAGGATAACACCAACCCAACGCCTACTTGGTTGAAGAAAAACGGGTATGAGTTAGACGACAAAGAGATGAAGTTGCTTAAGTCCATTACGAAATACCGCCATGCGTTATCAAATACAAAAGCATCGCAGGAAAAGCGGTTTAATGACAACGTAACATTTATCAAGTCCATTAGAGAGATAGAGGGGATCGAATGATTTACCGAGCTGATAGCCGTACCAATGAAATAAAGTTGCGCCTCCGAAGAAGTGGGGCGCACTTGTGCTACGATGAACTATCGTTACACATCACACCGCTACAGTGTGAGAAACCACCTGAGTATTGTTACAGTTATACACCGTGCGGTGAGTTTCGACGGGTAGAGATAAAACGTGAACCACCACTAACTTTAGTGTATGATATGTTCGATTACGACGATGATGGGAACGTACGTTTTATCATAGATAACCAATTCGCTGAGCTTTGTAATGGTCGCTATGTGGCTACCTTGAAAGCGAGAGGGTGCGAGGTGTATAAGTTCCAAATCGACAAGCGCGATAAACTACAAGTCGCAGATGTCATCATCCATGAACATGATAATTGCTGCGGAGGCTAAACATGGTCGCAAAGACAATGCCGGGTTATGTGGGTAACTTAACGGCGATCTTGGAGGCGGATGATAAGTCTATTCCGCTCTCTAACCCAAACGAAATTCTAAATCGTCTATCACCTAACGATTGGACGACATTATTAATTCAAGACACGACCGGCTATGAAGTCGTTAAAGTCTTAAACTTCCAAGGTAACATCGCGATTGAGCGTGGTTTGAGTGGTACTAAACCTCGCCGGTTCCCTCTCGGAAGTTGTGTAACGTTTACTCCTAGCGATGAATTGTTCGCAGCGTTTGACTGCCAAACGAATTGTTGTGAGAACGGGGTAGATAGTACCTACGGGGACGCCACAACACCACCCCCAACGGTGAATGTGGAAGTTTTACCGCCAGTCATGGGGGGCGTAGGTGCGGTTTTAGGTGAGCCGACCGGCTTTATGTTAATCAACGGCAAAAAAGTGCCGTTCTACGAATAGGAGATTGCGCTATGCAATTTTTCAACTTTAAAGACTACGCAAAATCATGGAGTACGTGGGTATTGTCTGCTGTGGCGGTAACTCCTGTACTCTCTGATAATGTACAGTCAATCGCAAGCTTGTTACCGGAAGCATGGAAACCTTACTTTGTCTCTGCGCTGGGTGTAATCGGCTTAATCGTTCGCGCTATTAAGCAAAAATAGGGGGCAACCATGGCTTGCAGAGGATGTGGCGATCAGGTCTATATGACGAAAGACCAGGTCGAAAACTATATCAATAAACTCATTGAGGAAGGTAAATTACAACCTGGCCTTATGAGTTGCGAAGGGGACGCTCTACCGAAAGGAACGAAGGTTCCGTCGTGTGATGGCGCAGGGGTAAAAACTTACCTACCTATTAAGGGTGATGGTACAGCTAATAACCCAATCACGATGAACTTGAGTTCGGATAACTTCTCTGTCGATCCTGTTACCGGTCTTGTTACACTTAAAGGTGTACTTACGGCAGAAGACCTCGCCAAGCTCGAAAAACGAGTTAAAGATTTAGAAGACCAGCTCGCTAAACTCGAACAATTAAATAGTATCGGTGGCCAAAGAGTTGGTCTTATCCAACCATAGGGAGTAACTATGACAATTAGTAAAGAAGTCGTAACCGGCGACGACTTAGGTGAAGCCTTGGGTATCGACCCAGTGGCGAAGAAAGTAAATGTCTTAGCTGACGGAACAACAATCCGCGTGAATAGCGATAATAAGCTCGAAGCGATTAATAGTGGCGGTGCAGGTTTAGACTGCGACGCTATCGACCAATTACCGGAAGCTGCGTGGAAAAAAGGGACGGTAGTTCTCGCAAAACAAGACGGACAATGCGTTCGCTTAACTGCGCTTGAGTCCATTTTCCAAGAGGTAGGGGTCGGCATCACCGCGAACAAAGTAACGGCGTTTACGGATGATAGCTTCGATGTTATTGTCACCGTAACCAACACCGGCGAAGGAAAAAACGACTTAACTAACTTAGTTATCAACAAGCCTAACGGTGGCGGATATACCCTCCAAGACATCCACGAAGCTAAACAAGACGTTGATTCTTTCGACAAGACCGGGGAACTGTCTTATGACATTAAAGGTCTTGCGAGGGGTGGTACGTTCACAGTTCGCTTTAAAGTCGTACCAAGCGAGGCAGGTACATTCCAATTCACCGCAGCGGTGAACCCAAATACCAGTTTAGACTTAGACGGTAAGAATAACACTGCGACGTTGATTCTTTCTGCGCAAACTAAGAGAGACAACACCTACGTTCCGAGTGTAGATTGTCCGTTAATTACAGCAACGGAGTTAGATCACAATACGGTGTTGGTGCAAGCTGTTCCTTTAGTCTCAAGTAGTTCGACGTATGTTACCCTCCCAGAGACCAAAGCGATGAATGTGTTTGCTGAGAGACGCACACTTAAAGGTCTTCGAATTAAGTTGGATGGCGCTTCGACCGTTATTGGCTATGCGACGAACGGTACGAGTGGCTTCTACAGTCTAATCCTAAGCAATGGGACAACATCGCATGGGGTGATGGTATATGGGGATGATAACAACGTATCTGTCAAAACAGATGCTAATGCAGAGAAAACAGGGAGCGCCGGTTTCACTTTCGCAAACGGTGTACTTGAGATCACCGCCGACACTGCGATCTTTGCTTTTTGTTGCCGCCCTACCGGTACGAATTGTAAATGGCAGACTTATAAAGTACTTGCTACCGTACCGACAGTCTCTCGCTCCATCAACGTAACTAATGCGACAGGGTGTACGACGAAAAAGACTATTACCTACAAGTCTGAGGATAAACCTCGCTCCGATTCCTTCGAGAGAGTGCAGGTTATCCCATCGTCTGTTACTGTTGACAGAAGTCGTGTTATTCAACCCGTTATAAGTAAATCTAGCCCTGCCTCCGCAGACGATAAACTTATCATCACGGTTCGTGCCGGTACCGCTGCGGCTGTAGAGTTTACAAGTACGGATAACTATGCTGACGTAGCGACTTCGCAAGGTAAGACGGCTATTTCCGCAGGACGTGTAACAGTCGCCGCAGATGCGAAATCTACGGACTCTGTGAACACGAAATACATTCAAGTCATTGTCGAAGATTAAGGAGTATAAACGATGATTGAACATAAGATTATTACCGATCAAGATACCGGTGAAGCACTGGCGATTGAGAATGGTAAATTAAACGTCCAAGTAGATGGAACTACGGTAGTTATCCGTGGCAACAAACTCGTCGCTATCAGTGGGATTGACCTACACGTAAGCGAACTGAGTTTCGATCAAGAGACCGGTGAACTTAAAGCGGTTGTTACTGACGCGGACGGGGGTAATCGACAAGAGACGACAACCTCATTGGCGGCGTTACTTTCTCTTTCGCAAGAAGCCGGTAATCTTCTATCTAAGAAATCGGATGGTGTTTACTTGGGTGTCCGCGACGTGATCGATGAAATTGGTCGCGACGCTGTAAAAGAAGACACGCAGGTCATTAAGCTAACCTCCTTAAGTGGCAACTTCTTAGGTTATACCATTCCTAACTAACCTCTCTGGGGTGCCTTTTCATAGAGGCACTCCTTTTCTTTAACCTCAAAATAGGAGTAAATATGAGTGTTGTCGTAAACAACTTTATTGGATTCAATCCACTTGAAGCCAAACCCGATGGATGTTGCGGATATGAGTTCGACATCGCAACGCTTGGCGTGCGACCATCTACACCTCGTCCACGTCCGGATGAACAGCCAAAAACACCACCGTCGTTAGTTTTAGAAGAGGTAGATATTCCCGAAGATACAGATACGCACTTCGTAGACTTCTTGTATACATTCGTTAAGATTCCGCCTTCTGATACTGTCTATCGCATTGAGAAAATGGTCGTAAGACCACGTGGCGAATCACGTCCAAACACGATCAATATTACTTCGGAGCTACAAGACGTGGCATCACCGGAAGAAACTAAAATCACTATCTCTGCCGAAGCTATGCAGCTGCATGAGATTAAAGAGTTTAGCTTATCCACCAATGGGCCGGTGAAAGGCGTAAAAGCATTTAATGCGTTATCCGAAGCCGAACGCACTATAACATTTACTTCGCCTAAAGTGATTTCAGAATACGAGCCGGATAAACCGATCTTAACTTCGCAAACAGTGAATTACGTTATTCCGTTGCAACCTTACCCTACAATAAATGTTACGGCCAACGGCGTAGAAATGCCAACTTCACCATTAGGGCGTACGGTCATCCATACCGTACCGGTAGAAGATAGCCACCTTGCGACATGGGAAAGTATCGACTTAAAACTTCGGTTCGAACGTCTCGTAGAAGGTGAAGGCACCGTGGCGGAGGCATTCAACCTCGATACGGTGGCGGTGTATAATGGCAATGACTATACCTTCGCATTTGAAGGTTCTGCGTTACCTACCATGCCGTCTGGTCTGTATCGCTTACACGTCACGTGTGCAGGTGTTGACAAAGAAGAGCCTAACTACCACTTCGTAGTGCCGGCGTTTGATCTCACGTCCGAACCGACGATGTTCACTGCCTAACTAAATGGAGAGGGGTATTTTATGGCCTGCGCGATCTTATCCTTAATGTATGGTAGAGACACACGTCCTGCGCAAGTACTAAACACATTAGTCAGTGTGTTATGGGCGGTGGTACTCTTGATCCAAGAGTTCGACATGGAGGCGGTTAATATCCCTGTCATGGTTCAGTCGCAGATTACGACGTGTATTTGGCTGTGTGCGTTCGCTGTAGTGTTCGCGATGCTGGGATTGCTGACCCATGGCAGACCGCACCAGATTTTCAAGACGTTCGCTTTGTTGTTAGGGGCTTTGCACCAAGCGATAATTGCGAATGGCTACGTAACTGAGTATCCCCCACTCGATATACAGTTAGTTGTAAGTACGGTGCTGAGCGTGTGGTTTATGCTCGCTGTGCTTTATGTATTACGATGTGAGGGGATAAATGATCAATGAGCTTACGTTATACATAGACGATATTGTCATCCTCGTCGGCGCGGTACTAGGGTCGTTTAAGGCGAGTGTGGAGTTTGATCGAGAAAAGGCATTATGCCCTCGTTCGCTTGACGTAGCATTAGGCGTATTCATCGGTGTCGCCGTGGCTTACCACTTCGGGTCTAGCTTTAACCGGTGGCTGAGTGGGTTACTATCGGTCGTAGGTGGTGCGAGTGGTGCGGTGGTGTTGGAAGTCATTATGCAGATGCTACCGAGTATGACAAGGAAAGTGGTCAAGGACTGGCTGAACAAGAAGATGAAATGAAAAAGGCCGGGGATTAACCCAGCCTTTTTGTTAGGCGTTATTTAAGCGAGCAAGCAAAATATCGCTGTAGGCTTTCATGGCGGTATGTTGCGACTTCATAAGCTCCCATTGTTCTTCGGCGATGAACTCTGGGCGAGGATTGAACACGCCGTCCGCTTGGAATAATAAGGCGTGTAGTTTACTTAGGCGGTCGTCTAGTTGACGGAACTCAAGCTCAACACGCTCTTTCCAACTTAATTGCACTTCTTCATACCAGCGTTGTTTTTCGCCGTAACCTAAGATTTCCCAAAGTTTGTTGAACGCATTATCAAACGCAATACGCTCACCGATGTCTTCTGCGAAGATAGTTGGGTCAATACATCCGCTTGTTCCGGTAACGGTATAACCATTCTTTAGCGTGAGGACACATAGTATTCCTGTGTCGCCATAGCGTTGGTAGCTGGTTTCTTTGATTTGTTCTTGTAGATAAGTTTCGGTCAAGCCGTATTTGGTACTCATAGTATTTCTCCTATATTGAGTGGGTTAGATTAAGCAGTTTCCTGCTTGGTATTTTGCTTTTCGCGTTCGATCATGATTCGCAAGTAATGCGCTGCTTTCTCAAGGTCTTCCACGCCGTTTTTGTTTTTATAGCGAGTTACGTACTTAATGACATTACCTTGAAGATAATCAAGTCTATTCGCCATAATGTAGTCAATCGGTTGAATTGCGCATTTAGCATAATGATCTCCACCTACTTGGGTCTTTAACTCGAATAACTTGGTATCAGACGCACGTAACCCATCGATTGATTCTTTCGATACAAAGGCGCATTTTGCCGTATCTTCCGCGCGAAGTTCTTTATTAGGTGTTGCTTCGCCACATAGTTGTTCTAACGGCACAGGAGTAGTATGTTTCGATGCGAGGTAATTAAGGATTGTAACTTCCGCATAAACGGTATTATCTTCACGATAGATATTATGGATCTTTATCTCAGCACCGGCTCTATAACAGCGAGTAAAAATTTCGAACGAGATGTTATACGGGTACGGGGCTACATTATTAGCGTATTCCGGGGAGTGAGGAGGCGGAATGAATCTTAGTTGTATCATAGCGGAGTCTAATTTACTTTCTAGTTCGCTAATCTCGCCCATTCTTTCACGTTGTATTGCAAGGTAAAAAGGGTCATCTTTAGTATAATTTCCGTTCCGTACAAGCAGTAGTTGACGTAAGATGTATGTCATTTTCACTACTTCCTCTTCGTTATCGGCGCTAAAAATTGGTTTAACTTCGATTGGTACCTCTTTCATTGTATTATCTCCTTAGCGTATTTCAGCAATTAGTGCATTAGAGGCGATCTTAAATTTACAAAGCTCACCGAAGATCGATAGCTCCATAGTTGTATAAGTGGTTGAGACGTCACTTATCTGATCGCATAGACGGTCATAAAAGTTAATAAAGTCGGCTGCGTCGGCGCGTTGCAACGAGAATTGCGGTTTACAATGAATTTTTATATCAGCGACGGGTCGTAGGGTTTCTTCCCATACTCCTTGGTCGTCTAATTTATACCGTCCTACGGCGACCATTGCGTTTAATTCTTCACGCATCGCTAACAGATCAACCATCTTAATTAGGCGTTCTGCGCCTAATCCATCTTCATGTTTCGCATTTAATTGCCAAAGGATAGCACGTTGCACCATACGTTCTAAGTCTTCTAACTTCTTACCCAAGACGTGTTTAACTGGGGACGTGATGTCTCCGGTGTAGGCCTCATGCGCGTCGTGTAATAGTCCGAGTAACGCTATATGTGGGTTTCCCGTTAAATTTAGTAGAATTTCTGCCACATACAAACTATGGGTGGCCACGTCCGTACCCAAGCCGTTAAAGCGCACCACTCTAGAAAGTAGCTGTGCGATTTCGCTTATATCGAATTTATAATCACCGGGGTTATGGAAATTAATAATGTTACCGGTGGGTAACGCCTTTACGCCATTTAAGTCCATTCTTCGTCTCCTTTCTTGACGGATATTGTGAGTTCTAACCCTCGCTCTTCGCAGAATCTTCGCAAGGAATTTACGCGTCCGCGAAGTAGCATTTTCGTTCCATTTTCAGTTTTACGGTAATTCTTTCTGTAATAAAACGTAGCGCACGCTTTACATCTATTTGTAGGTTTGCCACCATGTCCGCGCTCAAACTGGTCTTTTTCTTTCATCTCGCCGCAGTAACGACACATCTTTAGACACATAATGTATTCCCCGTAATTGCGTCGTAAACATCAAACGGATAGCCATACTGGTCGTAGTACGATCCTCTCAATGCAGTTCGTAGAAAGCACGCCAATGCCGTAGCACGACGTTTAACTAATTCTACCTCTTCTTCCGGCTGCGTAGGTTCATAGACAAATAGGGTGTGAGCCGGTTTGTCGAGGTTAGCAGCGATCGCTTGCCATGTGCGATAGGCGATCGTTAGTTCATCTGAACAAGCACCCACAGCCATGAACGCGTTAGCTGGGAGCTCTTCGCGCATACCTAGATAGTTACATAAATAAGCTTTAGGTTGCTCATTCACCTGCGTTTCCACGCAAATACCTTGCCAATTACCTGCGGGGTCTGTAAGTATAGACTTCGCTTGTTCTACAAGTTCGCGATTGTCTTCCGCCATCATAATCTGATCAGCGATATTACATTCTTCATAGGTACCGGCGAAAGCGAACGCAGTGCTTTGTGTACCGTTGTGTTTAATACGTAGTTTCGGTGCTGCGAATACGGTCGTACCACGGAAACACTTTCTGTCTGCTATGAGGAATCTGCCATCCCATACAATCTGAGTCATAATTAATTTCTCCTATTCATAAATTACCGGTATTTCTACCCATTCTGTACTTACAACAAGACCCTTGCTGTTTCGGTACTCAACTAGTTGCTCAATACGCTGGCTACCGTCCTTACGAATTACTAAATGTAGATTCATCGTCGGGTGAGGGGTAGTATTCTCACTCCCCCCGTTCGTATCGGCCTTCTTACCAAACGCGTGCCAGTTACTCACTTGCGTCCTCCAGTAGGCTACTATAGGTGGACTTCACGAGTTCGTCGGCTTTAATCACCATACAGTAGGTACGACCTGTGGTATTTGGTAAGCCCTTGGATAGAATAAGTCGTGCGCTCGCATGGGTAAGCAGCCCACGTTGCGTCAACGCGTCCTTGACTGAGTTGATACCGATGTTGCGTTTAGACAAGTATTCTTTCAGCGCGGAGGTGCGGATATACACCATGCCACTATCTTGCTCGTAGCGTACATTTAAGGTGCCGGTAGGAGCCATGCGAACCATGAGTTGTCCTTCTTGAAGACCAACGTCCGTTACCACGGTATTGCGAATGTTATCCGCCAAGAAGCTAGACAACACATCGGTCGGGCTAAACTCGTAGGTATTACGTGATACGCGGTTGTGTTCTACGATACTAATCAGCGTATCGAAGATTGCTCGCATATCCCATTCGACTAATCCCATCTTGTTCGCTAGTACCCCTGCGACGTAGATAACCGCGCACCCTACAATCCAAAAGCGCTCGTCAGAAGTCGCTTCAAGGCGTGTACTAAAGCTCTCAATGGTAGTGTCGATCAAAGCCTGAATATCATCTTGTGGGATTTTTACAAGGTTACTAATCCATTCCGCCCCGGCCACACCGTAGTTTTCACGGATCGGGTTCTTAATTAAGCGTTCACCCTCGTGGACGGAGAGTACAGGCTTAGGCAACTTAAACTCTAATGTACGTGAGATTTCGGCAGCTACGTCTTCTTTCGCTGTATTGATGCGGTCAATAAGCGAGAAGTTACCGCTCGATAGCACCATAAGTTGCCACGATAAATTATCCATACGCTCACGCATATTGGTGTCTAAGCGACGTTTTGTGCGCCCTTGCGTTACACCCAAGAGTAGGTCTGACGTAACACGTGGATCGAGGTTGGATAGCTCGTCGATTGTAACGCCGAGGTTGCACCAACGCCCAAACCGTTCTTCAATGGCATTAACTGTGTCCTTCGCGTTCAATAAAAGCTCGCTAGGGTGTCCCCAAATACCGTTCATCATTTCTTGGGTCGTAGTCTTTCCGTAACCCGGTTTAGTCATTAAGTGTAACCAAATACCGTTGTAGTTAGTAAAGCGCATGAGCGTTGTACCAAAGCTACTCAATACGCAGATCTGTTGCTCTACTGCCCCGTAAGCCGCTAAACGGCGCATTAAGTTCTTCCACCCTTCAAGCGTGCCGGATTGGCGGAACAAGCGACAATAGTTCTTAATGTTAAGATGTGGCTGTACAGTAACTACGCCATCTCGTTGATAGAGTTTGTTACCTAGTAAGAACTGTTGGGTGTCATCTACCCACCCGAAGTGTTGCATCTGTCTTACTTCTGTCATTCTCTCCTGAACCTCGTTCTGATATGCTCTCAAGTAGTTAATGAGCGTTATCATGTGTTTGTCTTTAATAGATACCCCGGCCATACCCAAGCGTTGTTTTAGACGGTCAGGTGCGTACCAGTCTTTCATGAAGAACGAAATCTCTTGGTACTGCCCGTTTAATCCGATGCGCAACATATACTTAACCATGACGCTCTGCTCACCGTCTACGACCTCGACGAATTTTGTCATGATCGGGAACAAGTCGCCTTGGAAGAACACAACCTCTTGGTCGTTCTCTTGGATAACTAATCCTTTATTAGATCGTTTGTACGGGAACGGTGGTTGCGGTGTTCCATCATTACGCGTGCTATCACTTCCGCCATTACCGCTGCCGTTACTGCTCGATTCTGCACTCGTAGCTCCGCTAGTCTCTGTGACTTTATCTCCGCGTTCAACCTCTTCTGATTTAGACGCTTGCGCTGGGTATTCCAACGCTCCGATCTCCAAGTTGTACTGCGGCACGGGGATTTCTTCATAATGTTCAGCTAAAGTTAAAGGGGTTTTTATTCTACCTTCCATCGCATGAGGGCAACCCTCACATAGCTCACCGCATTCACGTTGGAAGTAAGAGCAAGTTGTCGGCCCCATATCCATATCAATAAAGCGTTGTAGTTTCTCTGCGGTACGGTCTTCGTCAAAGCGAGTTGTTTCCGGAAAGCGAGTTTTGCACTTGCGACGTAAGGTCTCGATGTGTTTATCTGCGTTCTCGCAGTAGCGCATTACACCAAGCACACCGCGCCATACCGGCTCAGCTACAGGGTTATCTCCAAAGAGCGTAAAGTTCGCTACTTGGCAGCGTTTTAAGAAGTACTTCGCGTGCTTAGGCTTTTGATCAACGAAAAAGGAAGGGTCTTTTTTGACGTACTCAACCACTTTAACTTTGAGAGCTTCGATTTCCGCCTTGTGTTCGCGATAGTAAGGCTTAAGCGCGTTTACAAACGCAGAGAACGGTACGTCCGGTGCATCTGAGATAAGCTCAACACGTTTACCATTCTTATGGTTAATCGTCCCTACAGGGCGAAGAATACGCGCTCTATCCATCGTACACGCAGGGTCAGCGTATAGTCCGTAGTGCTTAATAATGGCGTCAAATACTTTCGCCATCTTAAACCAACTCTGTGCGTCGATTTCTTCTTCCAAGGCCCAGTAAGCGTGTACACCACGGCCACTGTTAATCACGATAGGGTCAGGCAGACCAATGGCATGAACGAATTCCCATAGCTTTTCAATCGCCATAGACTGCGTAGCATAACCTTTCTTCTCCGCGTACTTATCCTCGCCAACGTCGAGGTCTAGCCAAAAGGCTTTGAATGCGATAGTAAAGTCAGCACTGCGAGAGAAACCTTTATAGGGTTTACCTTCGTATTCTTTATCAATAAAACTACGTTCAGGATCGAACCCACCCAATGCCATGTAAACGGTGTTACTTGAGTGAGACATAAGCCCTATACGTTTAGCTAAATCTTCTACCGTTTTAAATGTTTTATGGCGCGTGGTAAGCGAAGGGGAACCGTCTGCCTTGAATACTAAGTCTCCGTTGTTATCAACGCGCTGTTGCATTACAGCCATAACTTTAAGCCCGGAGCTTGGTAATATGCGAGAGAGGTGTTCTAGAGTATTCATAATGTTGCACCTACGAACAAAAGTCAGATCTTACTCTGCAATCGGGCAATTTAAAATGCGGGTAAGCAGATGTAAGTAGGTACAACATTATGAATACTGTACGTGAGATTGGGTTTGTCATTGATATTGCCCTCTTTATTGGTAGAAAATGCGGTGAGTCTGCTCTCACCGCGAAGTATTTTATAATAAGTTAATCTTAGTCGTCAAATTCGCCTAAGTCTTCTGCCAATGCTTCGGCTTGTTTCACGTATTCACCATCTACTTTGCTATCATTAGATACCACGTTCTCCGCCACTTCGGCTTTCTTCTCTACTGCTTTGCGTTTAGGCGCAGATTTCTTCGCTGGAACTTCCGCAGGTTCTTCTTTGGCATCTTCCACTTCGACTTCTACAGGCTCTAATGCTTGAGGGAAGTTTTCCGCTAAGAATTCACGTACTTCGTCTTCCGTTGCGTCATCCGCCCATTCTTTAAGTTCCGCATAGTCATACTCAGTTGTATTCACCACATCAGGGTGTTCCATGCCTAACACAACCTTGCGAGTTTTCTTAACCGGTGGAGCTTTCTTAGCAGGTGCTTCTTTTTTCTCAGGAGCTTTCTTCGCTGGCGCAGATTTCTTAGGCGTTTCTTTCGCGACTTCTTTCTTCGGTTGTTCTTCCGGTTCGTCAATATCAACATTAATTACAGGGATTCGACCGGCGGAAGAAGGGTTTTCAAAGGCAGCGTTAAATGGGCGTAACAACTCTTGTACTTCTTCGCTATCTTTCAAACGCAATATTTCTTGGCGTTGTTCGTTGGATAACACCCAGTAACCACCCTGCGCATTAGACGCAAGACCGAATTTCACAGTGGCTACTTCCATCTTCGGTAGCGACGTACAATGCGTTACTACGAATTGGGTTGGGATCGGCATAGGTTTTTTCGTTACAGGATGCACCTGCGCAGTCAAAGTCTGCATATACCAACCGTAGCTACCGTATCGCTCACGTACTACTGTTTTCTCCGACAGTGATTTATATTTAGGTTCAAATACTACCGGCTCCGAGAAAGTGCCATCTTCTTGCACTAATACGCAAATGAGACGGCGATAGGTGTTACATGGGACATTCCCCACTTGGAAATTAGAGCTGATTTTGTTGAACTCACATTCTTTACAACTTTCGCAAAGTGGATTTTCCACGCTTGTGTCAGGGTATTGACCGTCTGTACTGTAGCAATCCGGCGCTGCGAATTCGCCTTCTTCTTTCTGTTTATCAAATGACTTCGCGTAGTGGATACGGGAGTTTACTTTACGTTGATCCACGATGACGATATTAACTGAACGTCCCAAGTCGATAGCTTCACCTTCCGGTGTAACAAGTTCCCAATCCCCGCTATTACCCATCGATAAACGTGGCGCACGTTTGAAAGTACCACTAAGACCTGCGGTTAAGTCTTTCGTTAATTCTTGGGCCAATTCATCATCGTAAGCGATGGGTAAAGCACCCATGTCAATTACCATTAAGTTTGACATAAATAATCACTCCTATTTATTTAAGTTTACGTAGTTTAAGTTTTTGCAATGTTTTTTGCTCTACCCCGTTTGGTAGATCTAAACCTTGCTTAGTTAAGTCATTAAGCGTTGTACTAGTCAAACGCTTTTGTAAAATCGCAAATGCTTCCGCATTTCGTAATCCATCGCGAATACTTCCCACAATGTCGTTTGCAATATCACGAACAACGTACTCATTCACGTCTTGGTTGTTAGCGATTGCTCGTACAACACCATCGTCTGCGAATTGTTTCTCTACACTTTCTGCAACGATAGAGCTATACACCGGCGTCCAGCCTTCTTCGCCAACGTTATAGACGGTCTCAGGTTTATATGAAACGCCAAGTACACCGGTGAATTTCATTTCTGCGGAACCGTCTTCTTCCATGCGATGACGTAGTTCATCTTCGATAATAGCCAATCGTGTCTTCGCACGTTTTTCATCGGAGGCCACAACGTCTAAACGATCTAATGTTTGACGTGCTAGTTGCGCGATGACTTCTGTTTTTGCGCTGCGCAGTTTTGTTTTTAACGCTTCCAAGTTTTTCTCAGTTACGTCGTCTAAGTCCATGCGACATTCTAATGCTGTAGCAATTTGTGCTTTAAGTTTTAGTAAGTCGTCAGTAGAGAAGTTGCCTAACGGAAAATACTGCGTACCTTCGTCCATGTGTTTGGCGCTATCACCGATGTAGATACGGTGTTCTTCGTCCGTGACTTCGTTAGACATACCGGGTGAAAAAATATAAAGGAATTTACCTTTTCCTGCCATAATAATTGCCCTCTTTGTTGTTAAGTACGGTGATTATATACTGAAAAATTTTTACTGTAAACCAATTTCTTGCTTATATAACTCAAGAAAACTTTGTTGCGCTTCGCTGCCATTGGCGAGCTTGCGGTAAATTGCTTGCTCCAACGGAGTACAGAAGATGTGGTAAATACCCATGTTGTTTTTCTGTAGCTTAGACTGAATGCGTTTATTCGCTTGATCGTAAAGCTCTAAGCTATGGTGTGGCGTGAACCACACAATCGTATCTGCCACCGCGAATTCTAACCCATGCGAAGTGGTCTTCGGGTGTGCCACAAGCACTTTAATGTTCGGGTCGGTCTGAAACTTATGAACGACTTCATCCCGTTTTTTACCGGTTACACGACCATCGATCCACACCGAACCGTACTTCTTATTACAATGTTCTTGTAACAAGTCAACCACAGCCTTGAAACTAGCGAACACAATAACTTTATTATCGGTGCCTTGGATGATTTCATCGAGTACTTTAAGCCGTCCTTTCGGTGGCAACTTCAACACCGCGGTATCATCGTCACCATCTTGGTCTAACTTAACCACGCCGGCTGCGGTCTGTAGCAATTTAAACACTAACACACCGGCGTTAGCTGCGGAGACTTTACCCTCGCGAAGAGGAATCGCTCCCTCGTTACGGAGCTTGTCATAGGCCTTTTGCTGATCCGGTGTAAGCTCAGCCTCGTTATACATCATTTGCAACGGTGGTAGGTCTAATACGTCATCAGCGTTAAAGCGAATCGCAGGTTGGAGTGCATTAAACACTATATCTTCCCAGCCACGCTTAGGCACCCACTTCCGCTCTCCAACCTTGAACATGGTAGCTGCTTGCCAAGCTCCGACTGTTTTCGGTACACGGTGAGGTGCTACTAACTTGATAAACCCGTACGCTGCCACTGGGCCCCCGGAGAGTGGGGTACCTGTTAAGGCCCATACGTACTTACACTTCATCGCCATCTCATTCATCACCGCCCAGCGGTCTGACTTCGGGTCGCTAAACAAACGAGCTTCATCGATGATAAGGAGAGTCTTCTCCGTTAAGTAGTTGTCCCAAATATCTGCCACCACCTTGATTCCGTCGTGGTTGATAATATGAAAGTCGCACTTCTGCCGTAGAACAGACCGTCTAACCGACGCACTACCTCGTGCTACCATCGCCCAGCGATTGGCGAATATGGCATTGACTTCATTCAACCAAGTACCACAGTTAGACACCGTACAACACACCAACACTTTGTCTATGATACCCTCTTTCATAAGATAATCTGCGGCCCATAAGCAACTCGCTGTCTTACCGGTACGTTGTGTATTAAGCACAAACGCCTTCGGATTTTGCGAGACAAAAACGGCTGTCTCTGCTTGATGTTTCATCGGGTCGTACATCTCATGCAACTTGGGATAGGCGTACTGTACTCGCATAGGCTCTAATCCTTGGAGTTTAGCACCGAGATTACCAAGGATTTTATGTGTATCGACATTATGTTTGACGGCCAGGTTATGACCGTCTTGTTTAAATTTAATTCCAGCTTGTGAAAGTACTTCCGTGTACTTTGAAGGGTCTCTCACCTTTAGGACTATGGCTTTTTTATCCTTAACTACAAGTGCCATACCGCCACCTCTACCGAAAACTTATAATCTGAATTTCCATTTTGTAAGTTCACTGCGTGATATTTTAGAACTACACCTGTTTTATTCACGCTAACTCTAGCGAATAGCACCGGGTCTTTTAATGCGTCGGCGCGTCGGATATTACTTTGAAGGATAGAACTAACTACCGTTTTTGAGAGTGATAACCCTACGCCATACGCCATTGTTTCGGCTAACTCTTGTAACCGACTTTGGCATTGTTTTACATTGTCGTCTTGAATATCTACGCCATATATAGATCCCAATGCCATATAAAACTTCTCCTCTGTCTCCTTATCGCTGTCGCCATCTGCGATAATTGTACTTAACTTACGAGAAAGTATCTCCACAAGGAAGTTACCTGTACCACAGCTCGGCTCTAAAAACGTGGTCTTCTCATCGTAGCACTCCGCTTGAATCAAGTCGCACATTTCCTTTACAACCTTAGAAGGTGTAAAAACCTCACCGAAGTTTTTAACGCGCTGACGAGAAAGAATTAGTTGCTCATCACTCACCGTCGAACTCCACCGGTTTAAGTTTGTCTTTCCAGCGATATAAGGCACGAGCATTGTCGGATACAGAAAGCGCTTCTAAATCGGCAGCGTTTGTATATTCCGAACAATCGTCCACCGCTTCCATTAATGCTCGCACCATATCTTTCGCTAAATCCACGGTTTGATCATCTACTACCCACGCAAAACCAAGTGCTTTATGAATACGGTCTAACGCATAGGCTTGTAACACCGTAGGGTGTTGCTTAGGCGTTGCCTTGCACTCGAACGCAAACGGCACACCTTTAATAATCGCCATTACGTCGGGAATACCTGTCTGCCCCATGCCGTTTTGTACCGGCATATAATAAAAGCAATCGCCACCTAGCGATTTTAGAAAGTCCAATAGTTTCTTCTTGACTTTCCCTTCCGGTGTTTGTTTAGCCATAATCTACCCCGAAATTCCTACAAGAATGAATCCAACTACCATACCTATGAACACACCTAACTTAAAACCTCGCCACCAAGGGTCTTCGCTCATAGCGATGTCTAACTTATTCATCGTTCGTTTTCCTCTTGCTTCGTCGCTTCATATCCGCCTTGAAAGGCTTCCCAGCGATTTTGTACACGCCAATCTTTAAAATTACCATTCGTGTACTGGTCGTATTCAAAGTGATGATGCTCAGGCGGATATTGGCGGAAATGCCACTCTAAGAATTTTTCATGTAAGGTCATAAGCCACCTACTGCTGAATAATTGTTTTACCACCATCATTGGCGGTGTTCAAAGCTTTTACAATTTCTTCATCGCTCATACCGCGACGTTGAAGTTGGTGTGCCATTAAAATAGTCTGCGCCTTTTCTTTTAATTTACCGAAAGCAACGAAGTCTTGGCAATGTGCGATGTCTTGTAAGATGACTTCTAAATTTTGTTGGCGTTGCATCATAAGGCCGTATGTCTCATTTACTTTGATATGCTGCGCTTGTACGATTTCAAGTAACGTTTCTTTATCCAAGCCGGCGTAGTGCGCTAAGAAACCTTCGTAGTCTTGAGCTTCCAAGCGACTGTCCGCTGCCTGTAAGTGAGTTGCGTTCTTATTAAACTGCGCACGGATTTTGTTAATAAATTCTGCATAGCGTTCTTGTGGTGATTTTTGTTCTGACATAGTTTTTACCTTTTGTTGTAGAAAGGGCAGGACTTAACTTGGCACCAAGGTTTCCCACCATTAACCGTTGGTTTGTTAGGGCGACACAAACCACTAGGGTTCGGTAGCCATTCGTTTCTTTCCGTAGAGTGAGCAATGCGATCGATGTCTAAAGACAAATCGCTTTTCATCTGTTCCATATCAGATCGTTTGAACAGTAATCCTTTTCTTCCGTGTTCAATCGGACTAAATTGCATCGCGTCTAAGAAGATATACGCCACGCGAATTTGCTGGATATGCGGATAAGCGATAAATGCCATGAGTGCATAGTTTGTAAGCTGCTTACGGAAATCTTCGTTGTCCTTGACCTTACCGGTCTTGTAGTCGAAGATAACCGCTTTGCGTTCTTCGTGATTAAGCACTACAACGTCTGCCGTACCACCATACCATCGCTGCTTATAATCACACGGCTTGAAGTCTACCGTGATACCGAACTGAGTCTCCGCTAACTTCTCTCCTTTCATCAGCTCAAGGCGGCGGATTAAAGGTTCAAAATGTGCGGTCTCAGCAGGTAAGTCTAACTTCGCACGGAGGCGATCTTCTAAGTGCTTATGCCAACGCGTACCACGCTCCGTTTCTTTCGTAGACTGGAACTTCACCTCTTTCGAAATATACTTCGCATAGTACTGCTTCGGGCAGGTATTATAGGTGCTTACAGACGAAGGCGATTGGGGCATTAATTTCATTGTTGCTCCACTTCCACCGGTAAGCTAAATGTTTTTCCGATTTGGTACAGCACATTATCCACATTAGGCAGTAAGTGATTTTCGTTTTTTAACTTACGGCACGCTGCCAAACCGTCATAAGCATTAATGAGGTTTTGTTTATTTTGACCTAAGCGGTGCAACATAGATAGCATAGCAGATACTTCTTTCGCTTGTCGGATGCAATCTTCCAACGCATTATGCGTAACAGGTTGTACAGGCACCTCTATACCGGCGATTTTATTTAGCATTCGCACCGTGCGCACCGAACGAGTATTCCAAAACTTCCACGGTACCACTAGGTATAATGATTCATATAAGTTACTTAAGATTGCCAAGTCGAAGTCAGGGTCGCACGCCCACACTTCAATATTTTCGTATTCTTCCGGCGTAGTAACCCCATAAGTACTGCATTTAAAAAACTCTGCCAAGCTGAACACGGCATTATGAGGGTCAAGTTTTTTCGAATTAGGATTCGTTAAGATATTATCCGCGTTATTTTCTGTTAACTGCTTGGCCCACCATTGAACGGTATCTCCTGAAATATGCCGATCACGCTGCATATCTAGTCTGAGTTCGCGATAGAACTCACGCTCAATATTACCTGTAGATGGATCGAACTCGACTGCCCCGATGCTTAATACCACGGCATTTACCGCTGTAGATAAAGTCTCAATATCTACCATGAAATGTTTAGTCATACTATTATTCCCCTGTAATCACGCAGTCCATGTACAACTGTACAAACTTACCAGTGTTTTTGCTTTTGTAATACACACCGCCACCGCTCTCCGAGTATTCCACGCGACCTGTAGATCTGTCGGTAAACACCGGTGTGGCTGACCCTGAATAGCACACAATGTCAGTCTCGTTGTTAAAGCGTACAATCCGCTCTCTTTCCGCATCGGTACCGGCTGCTAGTACAGCTAACGTTATCATACCGCAAGTAATCATCTTAGCCACTTGGCGTTCGCGCTTAGTCATATACAACTCCTCCTCTCGTTCCTTCTACATACTCACCGACTACGGTAACGTTAGGATGAGTTCGATTGGAGTACTGTAATTTATTACTTACTTCCCCGTTCACTTTAATATTGCGGATGGCGAGCATTGGGAACGGCACGTACGCTGCACGCGATAGTTGCTCTTTCATATCTGAAACTAAATATTCACCTTTCATACCTTCAATGGTAATCACGCTTTTGCCAAACACTACGCCTTTACCTTCTACTTGCTTTTCGATCGTACGTTTGTAGGATTCCAAGCCTAATCGCTGATACGCTTCTTTAGCTTCGCGTAGCTTGCCGGCTAGTGTACGATCATCGAGTACGGAATAATCTTCGCTGCCGTTCTTTAATAGCACCGGCGCTTTATCGTACGTCGCTAAGAAAATATCAGGTTTACACGGGTAAAATTCGCCCTTTACACCTTGGATAATGAAATCGCCATAGGACGCTGTCATCAAACCTTCAAGTGTTTCAATTTCAGCGAAAGGTGCGCCACCATTGAAGATATGCACTTTTTCTAGGTCTAACCAATCAGGCGAACCGTTTTCAATGTTTGCTGTTGTGAGTTGCCACGCGTTTACTTTCACTGGTTTTTTGACGTATTTAGTCATAGTCTGCTCCGTTTACCATTTGTTCTACTTTGTCAATCGGTTGTACAATATGAACTACTTGCGAATTATTAGGTTCGTAGTTACTAAGAACTATCATTGACCCACTATTACCGTTGGGATGTACTTTGATAATGTGCGCTGGGTTAATCAAAACAGTTTTCCCCTCTATGGCGGTAAATGCGATTAGTTTAGTCATCGTTTACTCCGCTTATTTTTGCAATAATTTCTTCTACGCTTTCTCTTACGTGTAGCTGTACGCTATCTTGCATCCGTATTAATGTTCCTCCCCAACGCAAGTCTTCGTTAAATACGATGATATTCTTTGGATTGATGACATACACGTTTTCAGCCAAATGCTCTTTTAATTGAATAAACTTATTCATTATTCTCTCCTTTCATCTTTGCAATAACTTCTTCTACACTTTCTGCGACAAGAAATTCGTTGTTATAGAGCACTCTTATCACTGTCGCTTTTAGGTTATGGTGAGTACTTACTGACATAATAGCGTTTTTATTTATTAAAATTGCGCTATCCTTCCCATAGTTTTTGAATTCAAGATACAGATTCATTTTTAATCTTCCTCTACAGGTGGTATCGTACCGACGTAACCGCTCGGTCGTTATAGGGTGGTTCTTTCATTCCTAGTACATCAATCGCAAAGCGATTTACTAAAACTTCTTCCTCTTTAAATCTACTAAACTCTGCACGGCAGAAGTCTTTGTATTCTTGGAAGTTAGATGGCATCCAACCTTTACCATTCGTATTTAATACATCGCTACCTTCATACAAATTATCTTTTCTAACGATGTTTCCATTCTCTACGACGAACCCAGGTTCAAAGTAAAAAACTTTCTTCGTGTCGCTGAATTTATGTCGTTTTAATACCACCCGTACATTTCCGTCACTATCAGGGATTTTAATGTATGTGTGATATTTACGTTCTTTTTCAAAGAAAAGTTTTAGGCTCATTCTTTAACTCCTTAAATCGTGCTTTAAAATTCTCATCCGAAATAGCGAATGGGGACTGCGAATCATCTTCATATTGAACAATCCAATTTCCTTCGCTTACAAACTTCTTACCTTTCGGCGTATCTAAGTACACTCCGATTCTACCGTTAGGTTTAACCTCATAGCCGGCTCGTAACCAACTCGGCATTTTATGGAACGAGAACTCGTTCACCTACCACGCGTTTACACGAACCGGTTTAGTTACAAATTTAGCCATAATTAGTCGTCCAACGGTTCATATAGTAACTGTAACAATTCTTCCGGCCACGCTTGTAAATAACCGTCTGCCAGCAACACAATAAATTGCCCTTCCGTCGCATACACGTGGCCGAGTTTCGTGTTAAGTACCATCACGAAATCCATTCGGGAAAAACTATCGGGTGCGTTTTCTTTTTTAAGCACGTCGAATGTTACCCACGACGGAATACCTTTCGCGATGTTATCGCGTGTTAGCTTCCATACTTTAATTGTTACTGGTTTCTGTTTAAGTTCTGTCATTTCTTAACCCTTCATAGTTGCTTCACAAATAAATTTACCTTCGCGAGTGTAGACCTTTCTTTTCGTTAGATCCTTTAAATCTGCGTTATCTACATCCACCATTTGACCTTCATATTCCTTTAAGGCGTCGTGGCGATACTTTCGCCCATCAAAACTAACAGTTCCACGTGTTACTTTTCTTAAATGTGAATAGTAAGTGCCAGCCATGTGCTACTCCTTACCAAGTTCTTCTAATTTACTTCGTGTTACGTACATCGTACGCGCCACTTTTTGATTGTCATCGCGTTTAGCGAATAACACCAAGACGCTACCGGAATTGTTACCGTCTGAGCGTTCTCCTGTGCTGTTATTAATAAAGCTAATCCGTCCGTTACAGATAAACGCAATGGCCTTTGCGTGCTTAACACACTCACTGAACCACGCTGCCGATGTATCAGCCGGTAGTAGCATGATTACCCCAGCTCCATCGAACTTTGTGTTTTCTGCGAAGTGAATACCTTTCGCGATAAACTTCTTCTTTTGTCCTCGGCTGTACGGAGGGTTACACCACAATACTCCGTTGCATCGCGCGTCTGTTGCGAACTCAATCCAGTCTTGGATAAGTGCGTCCTGTTCTTCGGTGAAGTAACGTTCGTGCTTTGCGTTGTGCTTACTCGCACACACATCGCCAACATACGCAGACTGTGGGTCTAATAATCCTTTCTGTACGAAGTACGCTAAGGCTCCACGGTAGATTTCTGTCGGAGTCGCCCAAAAGTCTTTGTCTTCCTGCGCTGTTTTGCTGTTAGTATTTGGAGCTACCATTATCTTAAATCCCGTACAAAACTACCGATATTGACTACCACACATAGTACGCCTATGGCACCACGTAATACGTCGCCTAACTGGATTCCTCTAGCAATAAGCGCAACGCCTACTGCGATACCCACCGCATTCATAATCGCAATCATTTGCTACAATCCTCTACCCCTTCCTCCGTACGGGTGTAACGTACAACCAAACCCAACTTAGCTACGGCTCCTGCGACGGCATTTAACATTTCTTTGATTGGGTTATAGCCTTTCTCAAGACGAATGAAGTACGTTACATCCTCTCCATCTACAATACCGGTAATGCAACCTATTTGCTCACCACCGTAGTAATCTATCGCACCTAATACCTTGTGAAGCAGTTCCTCACACGGCATAGGAGCTTCATCAGCTTCTAGCTTATACAGTACAGCTAGTTCTAGGAACTCAGGTTCTACTTCGGTCTCTACCGGTTTTAAATGACGCGAACTACCCTCCTCTATAACTCTCCATTCGTTGCCATCTACACGGCTTAAAATTACGCCATGTAGAAACCCACCGGTATCCATGTTTTCGAAGGTAACGACCTTGTCTATATCCGGTATAGTCCACCAAGCTCCGTTCAGCTTGTATCGCTTTTCGGTTTTCTTTTTGTAAATTATTTCTACCATGTCTTAGCTCTCCATATTCTCGAAGTCGCTCCAAAAAATGTTGTATTTACGTTTTCTAAATACATTCTGGATTGAACGTTCGTGTACTTCGGAGAGAGCTAAGTTAATAACCAAGCTATAATCGTTTTGTTGAGGTTGCCCTTTTAACTTTACAAGCTCGCGATTTAACAAACTAAGACCCATTACCTTGTAGACGTCGTCTACAAGTTCTGAGAGTTCTCGTATGTTCCGTGAGGATGAGAAGTTAATAATTACGTTGTTCTCGATCATGTTCTGCTCCTATTCTATTTCTGCGATTATCACAACACCATTAACCATCGCCGTGCCATTATGTTCTAACTGGCGTAGTTTCTTCGCCATGTAGCTTTCCTGTCCGGCTTTAGGTCTAACATCAATGCGCAGTTCGCGTTTGCTGTCGGGCCAGTTTTCACTTCTTAGTAACGTAACTTTGCTACGCATACCTCGTAAGTTTAAATTCTTAACGACCTGCTCCAGTAAGGAGGTGTCGTCTAATTCAGCTAATTTAAAAAATTGGATCTTAATCATCTTTTTCTCCACACCTGCGAAAATGGTAAATTAGACTGCATCAATTTCTCTTGGAAAAACGTTGCTTTCTTATCAGAAAACGGCAAGTGAATGCGAAGTATAAAATGATGAAAGCTGTCCGATGCTTCGTATGTTGTGATCTCTACGTCGTTAGCGAGATTTAATGCGCTGCGAAGTTTCTCCACCGACGGTAACGGGACGTCAAGTGTTGGCATTTGTACAACAAAACTAATCATTTCGCACATCCATAACGTTGAGCTATCGACCCATCGACGGCCAATGGTAACGTAGCGTACCATCCGGTAGAATGTGTCATCACATCCTGCATAACGTCGAAGACTTCTTCTGCGAGTTCATCTTTACAACACACAATGATTTCATCGTGTACAGTCATCACGATGTGGGCGTCATCTCTCGACCAACCATTATCAAAAAACTTCTTGCGCAGGTTTACCACTTTCTCGGCTGCGATGTCTCTACAAGAGGCCTGGCAGTTATGAACGATAAAAGGTTCATCCTTCCCTTTAACCACGAATCGGTTTCTAGGGCCACAGTTTAGGATGTCGTAAACTTCCTTCTCACATCCGGCTTTTCCGCAAGATGTGGCATCTCCACTCCGCGAGATAAGCGATACAATACGGTTGTATGTCCAATCCCAAATTTTCGTGAGAACTCCATCACAGTCAACCTCGTTCCGTCCTTCATGTCGATCCATACCGTCCGTCTTCTGTTCTTGCAATTCTCCTTCCGTGACACCCAATGGCAATTCTTCGGTTCGTAGTTTCCGTTGTTGTCGATCCGATCTAAATCCAATCCCTCTCTGTAAGAAGGAAGCATATCGTCTCGGAAGTTCTCGAAGCTCTCCAACCATCGCGGACAAACGGTGATACCACGTCCACCGTAATTGTGCCATGCTCTGTGGTTCGGCCGCGTACAACGCTGTTTCATCGAACGCCAAATTGCATAGAGAGGGTGGTTCGTCATTCCATGCGTACGATTTTTCGCGCTTATCTGCGAGTTTGCTATACATCCGCAACTCGGTACACTCCCTCGTTTTATTGACTTCATTACGTCTCCGGGGTCTTTCACGCAAGAATTGCCACAATCGCAGTGGTAAAGCCACCACCATTGGTTGTTTTTTCTTACTTTCTCCGCCGCAACTAATCTCCCGAAGCGTTGTCCGGTCAAGTCTTTGAATAGATGATGTACTCCGTTCGGATATGAGTACCCCTGCTTCTTTCCATCCGTCATTTGTTAATACCTCGTGGTCTTCTGTCATATAAACACCGTCAATATTAACACATTGTTTGACTGACTTATAGAGGATACCCGAATGAGTTACAAATTCAACCCCGTCGTGAACCTTATCGGTTAAGTTAACGTCTTTTAGCTTAACCCAACCGCGGTCGGTCATAACTTCGGCTTCTCCATCGACGCAAAGGTTTTCCGTAATTTTGCCCCCGAACGTCTTCTCCCAATCAGGTTTCTTAGTATGTTTGTTCTTACCCCAAAACCATAACTCGTTACCCATTTCACCTGGCCGGTGGTGTACGCCACGGTATGTCAACGCCATGCCATTCGGGCGCATGATCTTGTTACCGACCGAATAAAACAATTCGTTCTTATCGCCTAACTCTACGTCAATACCTTGTACCATGGCGTTAAGCATCGTTTTACACTTGTCCCAACCTCTCTTAATATTCGGCGCAGATTGGCGATAAGAGTTAACAAACGATTGAAGTTGTTGCTCGGTAAATTCTTCTGAACGCTTACCCATTACGACGATAAGCCCGTTCTTACCGGCACCATAACCTAGACCTAATTGTTGCGATTTACCAACGAACCGTTGAGACTTATTAACTTCCACGTACTCGATGCCGTAGGTCATCGCTGCCGTTACCTTATAAACGTCTTTACCGCTTACTAACGTGTCTAAGATCCACACCTCACCCCAAAGCCAACTGTTAAATCGCAACTCAATCTGGCTCCAGTCCAGCACCACAAGTTTTTTACCTTTCGGCGCTTTGATTGCATCGCGAAGGCCCATGATGTGGAGTTCTTCTTCGTCGTTCTCAACGACACCGGCACGGGCTAAATGAACCTTGTTATCGTCTAGTACTGCGACGACTGCATCGGCTGCGTCTTTGTAAAATACTTTCGTTCCTACTGGCGTAGTCTTATCGACAAGCTGATTTCGGTTCATATTCTGAACGTTAATTGCATCAGCCCCTCCCCAGCGGCCCGTATGCGCGGCGTAGTACTCTAAAGGCATTGGCATTGGGTTACGTGATGCCAACTCGAAGAACCGCTCAACCCGTGTAACCGTCTGTGATGACTTGTTACCTAACCGTGCTTCTACGAGTTCAACCACGTTTGGATCTTCGTGTTCGAGTAAACGTAGAAAATCAAGGTCTTTCTTAGCAAAGGCATACTTGGTCTGCCCTTTGGCGTTTATTTTTGTTGGTGGCTCAACGCCCAAGTTACGCAGTAGTTCTGCGAACTTGTCATCTGAACGAAGATCTGAAAGCGTTGCACCAACTTTACTTAGTAACGCATCACGCTTACCATTTACCATGTTGCGTACGACTTTAAGTACCGGTTCGTGTAACTCCACTACCGGATAAGTAAACGTTTCGATTGTCGCAGTCATAACGTCGATCTCAAGTTCAGGGAACTTGAACTCACGCATAAACCAGTTATATGCCGACCACGTCAAGTCCACGTCCGTACATCCATACTTGGAATAAGCGTCGTATTCTTCATCAGTGAAGTCCATTAAGTGCTTGCCATCCGCGCTTATTACTTCATCGCCTTTATCAAGCGAGCGTAACATTTCTTCTTCACTTAGATGACCCCACGTTGTGTTGCCGGCGTCATCACGGATAATTCCCCACTTGTATGTTTCACGTAGCTGGTGGGTTACTACGTCAAGTGAGTTACCGTCCCACAGTTGGCTTGCGCGGCTCATAAGCATCGTGTCAGCAATTTGGCCAGGATAAATATTATAAATCCAGCCAAGAATTGCGCAGTCAAACCGCCCATTGTGAGCAATTAATCGTACATTGTCCCAACCGTAAGCGATTTCTACGTGGTTCAACCATTCTTCGATCTCGTGAGGGCATAGCCACTCCGACGGTCTATTACCCACTTTAACTGATAGACCGATTACTTCAAACTTCGGATTGCGAATGTACTGCTCGATCGTCAATCCGCTATTTTTATTCTTCAAAAAATACTTTGACTTCTTGTCGTAGTAGGTTTCGTAGTCCAGTGTTATCTCAGTGCGTTCCATCCTACCACCCGCTAATAACAATACCGCCTTCTTCACCACGGCAAGGTTGGATTTCTTCTACTTGGTATCCCTTCCGTTCTAATTCGGCGTACACTTCTGTTCTATCCATACATCCATATTCGACAAAGACTGAATCCGATACAAAAACCCTTGAACTGTTCATGAATTCTGATGCGATGAACTCCTTTATACTACTAAGTACAGCCAATGTTAGTTTTCTTTAGAGACGAAACATCCGTTAGTATTCCATCTGACATAACTATTTCTCCTCTACATCCGGTGAATCTAACACAATCGTCTTCCCACGGTGCGACGCTGTAAGGAGGATGCCTTCATCTTTTCCTACGCCAGCAAAAATTTCAAAATATTTATCGTTCTGTTTACGTAGTCGATCAACGGTGGCTTGTAGTTCTGCGACTTTTTGTTGCTCCGCCGTCAACATTTCCTGTGCGTACCGCGCATATTCATTCGCATTATCAGTTTCATCGCGTAGAAGGCGTAAATCTAAGAGTAATTTCGCTTCAACTGCGCTAACCTCGCCGGTAGCAATTCGCTTAGCTAACTCAGAATCCTCAACGTTAAGGCGATTCACTAAGTCTATATTGAATGCTTCTACCTTTTGACGTAAGGCTCTGCATTCTTCTTTTAGCTCAACGTTAGATGCGGTTAGGCGTGTATTCTTATTCACGAGATCCGTGGTAAGTTCGTTGCACTTATCCGCCACTTTTTTCCAATAAAATGGATTTAATTTATTCAAAAAGTTCATGCTTTTACTCCTACATGGAATGGGTTAATGCACCCTTCGAATCCACAACTACAGCCTTCAAACAAGTGGGATTTAGATCCACCGTGAACAGCGGCCACTAACAGTTTAAACGCATCACGTCGTTTACTTCCCAACGCACCGCTCACCGGTGTACCACCAGCCGTATCACCTACCCAAACAAGGTGTGAGCCACGTACTTCGCATTCATCCAACAACTTAATATACAGTTCTTCATCACAGACAGTTTGCATTTTATTTCCCTTAACAAAACGCCAAGCGAACTGCGATATATTAAACGTTTCACGTGCGGCATTCTGCGTACCATTAAATTCCGCTACGTCTTCAAGGTTACAATGCTCCGCTAAGCGGATTGTGAAGTACGGGTACATCGCTGTGTTCTCCGCCAAGATTTTCCGAATGGCCGTCGGTGCAAGACCCACTTCATCCGCCATGTCTTCGGCTGCCACCGTTACGGCCAGGTCGAAGATTTTTTTGTTTACATCCATGAGGTTTTTCTTCGCACCGGCACGGAAGAAAGTACGCCCTGCTAAAGGTGAACCTAAGATAATATGTTCTTTCGCCACGCAACGTGGATTCCCACATGAGGTTTTAAATATGGTGGTTAATGTTGTACCTTCATAGATTTTCGTTCCACGGAAGGCACGGATATTTAAGTTTCGGTATTTACCGTCTTCTTGTCGCACCCCAATGACCGGTGATTGACCCACCATCGCACCTTTCCAAACCAGGCAATCACCTTCTTGCACTAACTTGGTTTTAACTCGCTCGGAAAGTTTCTTAATCTTTCTTTCGCTCACGTTGTCCTCTCTGTATATCAACAAATTGAGTAAGCACGGTTACGATATAGTCGTTCATCGTTATACCTTGGCGTCGTGCTTCTCTTTTAATGTCAGCTCTCAAACTCTTTGGGAGCTGTAACATAAATTTTGATTCCATACTCACACCGCTAAATAATAACATGGTGCAAGTATAACTTTTTACTTTTTAGTTTGCAACGATTATAACTTCAATTTAGCAAACTCTTGGCGAAGTCGTTCAACCATCGTACCACAGTGAGCCTCCGCCTCTTCCTTGGTAGCAAACACCCCAAGTGTTACCGGCTCTTTAAACGGCATCGCATACATCTCAGCCCACGCACAAAACTTCTCCACGTAAACGACCTTCTCAACACCGCCTTCAACTACGACCTTGTATGCCGGTTGACCGTCTCTAATCATAGATTGTCTCTGCACGTTTCATTCCTTCTTCGTTGTAGAACATAATTTTGTTTACTTCGCCGTTGTCATACTCCAACGCCACAAATACTTTTAAGCATGGTGGGACTTCTTCGAAGTAGCTCAGTAGTCTTCCGCTTTTTACTCCATCCATGCGCCCTACGTGTTCTCCCCAGTTAATAAACCCTTGCACCGTAGCGAACGGATTAAATTTCTCATATCCAAAACTTGGATCTTCAATGGCCGTCTTTTCGAGAAGGCGTTGGCGTTATTCGGAAAGCTCACCCTTCTTCATCTTGCCCTCGCCTTCTGCGAACCAGTACCGCACATTACGTAGCTCTTTCACACGGTTAGCGAATTTAGGTTGATTATTAAACCACTCTACATATTCGTGTAGATAATCAGTGCGGAAGTGGATAACATCTAAATTAGGCGTTTCTTGTTCATACTGTGTTAGCATATTGCCGGTTACATTAAACGCCCACATCGGTGCCAACACAGCTTCTTGTGGGATGTCGTCGATCTCATACGGACACGCCACCCAAAACATCGTCAAAGCGTGTAAAGAGTTCGCTTGCGTCCACGCATCGACCAGCATATTAGTTACATGGTCGTTCATCTCCGTCAGCAATACTTCCGATATAGTCTGCGTGTTCATCTCACGATCTAGATAGACCATGCCGTCTTGCTTGCGACATACTACACCGGTCTGAATGTTCCACTTCCAACGCTCAGCTCTAAGGCCTTCCTCTTGCACCTTCGTGATTGGTACAACCTTTTTTAGTCTGCGGTTATACACCAGTGTGCGTGGAGTCATAGATGTTCGTAGTTCCCCATCAACTACCTCACGTCTATCGACGATATTACATACCATCAAGTCTTTGATTTCAGTCACCAGCATCCGTCTATAACGTTGCTTATGATCGACCTTAACGACCTTCCCGTCTTTCCGCCGGTTCTTGCTCTTAGCCATAACACCACCCTAGATAAATTCGAATGTAATCTTATCAACCAATCCAGCGAATTCTTTAATGGCTTCGAATGGTCTTACACTCTGCACTGTTACATGGCGACTTACAATTTCGGCTAACACGTCTTCCATCAACCGTTTATGCAACATTATCCCATCACCAACAGACACACCATCGTGCATTGTAAAAACACCTGGCTTATTAGAACAGTCAACGGTATGTAAGCCGGCGTTAAACACTGCCATCGTCGTGACTTCCGTCAACTTCATATTCAATAAGTCAGTACACAGGTCAAAAATCTTCTCCGCTAACAATCTGTAAGCCTCTTCACCCTTAATTGCTTTTACTGCATCACTCATTTTTAAATCTCCACATTTTCTGCCCGAATAGCTCGGATCAGGTCTTCAATATCAAAATATACTTGGCGCATTACGTCTTTCGCAGGTGCGCCACACCATTCCGGTAACACAACCAACCGTGTACCGTCTTTCGCCGTCATCCACGCATCCGTTGGGCTTTGCATTGCGTGGTTATACCACTCAGCGAAACTATCAAACCCATACAATGGCATAAGGTCTATTGCCTCAATAAATGTCGTCATAAACACACGCTTACAGATAAACTCATGAGTAGGCATCTTAAGCGACAGCGATTTATTTGTAATACTACGTAAGTAGGAAAGAAACGGCGCTAATCCGCAACCTACGCGATTGTTTCCGCCAACCCATTTCTCAGAAGTTGGGTAGTAACTCACGCTAAACCCTCTGCAACGGATCAAGAAGTGCAATCCTCTATTTTTAGCCTCTGCCTCAAACCCATAGGGCCGAATCTTTTCGTTAAACTGACGGATTGTTAATACTTTCGTTTTCATACCATACCCTTAGCTATCTTATAGAGGGCATCAAAATCTCCATCTTTTAACCCCTCTACCGTTTTTACATTCAGGTAAGCTATGTCATCTATGCGCTTACCCATCAACACCCACACAACTACACGTCCTTTGTAGTAAGTGGCTTTAAAGACACACTCTCCGTTCTGTATCCACGGCTCCCCATGGAGAAAGCGATAGCGGTCTTTTGTTAAGTGGCGTTGGAAAAGTATATACGCTCTCCCAGTCCGCTTATTTGTTTTGATCTTGTAAGGCATCGTCGTGTTCACGCTTCGTCCCCTTCAACCATTTCCCTAACGCTTGGTAAAGTTTTTCTCCCTCAACGGGATCAAGCTCGAACTCAAATTTATCTTTACCAATCGTAAAGTAACGTGTCATGGTAATAACAAACAAATCATAGTCTGCTTCCCACTCTAAGCTTTTATTGCCGTGTATAATACGCATAGTTTTACACCTCTACGGTCAAATCAATAAAATTAAAGCCATTCGGCATCCAACGTAATAGCGCAATGCGAATATTATCGATTAGCTTTAAAGTTAACGCATACGCCTTGTCTCCCGTCTCCAAATTAACTACTAATAAATATTCACCGAAAGCATTTACCGCTTTCATCAAGGCTTCGTATGCATCGCCTGTGACAAGATCATGGGTGTATCGGGTTAAAGCAATACGTTGTAATGAGCTTAGTCCTTTGTCGTTTAGCCCCACGCTATGATTATGTTCATACTCATGCAACGCCATGAACATAGTAGAAGGCGCGAAAGTCATTTCACCAACTTCCAACTGATCGCATACGTCATCCAACATCCACGCCGCATATCGCAAAAATTCGTCGTTTGCTACCAGCGCTTGTACCTCAAGAACTAGCGTCGAAAAGCCCTGCTCTTGTTGTAAATCTTTATAAGCTGCACGAAGTGATAATAAACTTCGTTTCCAGTCATTGTCCTGGTTAACTAAGCAACGGTTATAATGCCACGTAATTGCTTGCATAAAATTTAATGCGTTCATAATGTTTCTCCTATGTGTTTTACTCAAAATCTTTCGCTCGCCAGCCATACGCCAGCGGAAGCCCCACAACTACCTGCACCATGTCGAAGTGCGCCATACCCTCTTTTGAAAAGACGGCGGGCTTACCACTGGCGACCATGATTCGGATCATCGCCATCAACTCAGGGTTCACCGTCTCTTCGGTGTAACGCCCCAACGTCCAGCTCTCTTTGTCTCTACCTTTCCCATACTTCCGGCAAGGTATGCTTACCTCAACCTTATCCCCGTAGTCTTTTACGTGGTAGTACGTGTCCCAAACGTCAAACTTCACCGGGATGCTGTCAATTTTAGGCTCTTTCCCTTCCATCTTAGTAGCTCCCGTAGTAGTCCCAAACCTGTTCATCCAACGTGCGATACTGCTCATTTTGTGGCAAATTCTCATCACACCAAGACTGGATACGCCCTTCAATTTGTGCCAAGTCTTCTACCGTCAACTCACGATCCCACTGCTCATCGTCCACGGCATTGCTTACCTGCAATAAATACTCCCCGTAGATATACACCAACATATTGGCGATCTTACATGATTCAATTTCTGTACTTACTTCACCAAAATTGTCTTTCTTATACTTATACACTAAGCGGATCGCACTGAACACGCCTACACGTTCGCAAGCGTCTTCGGCTGTGTTATAGTAGATAAAGGCTGGTTCCTCATTGAATAAGTAGTTATGCAAGTCGTACCCGTACTGCCCAACGGCATCACTTAGGCGTTCGTTTAATAGCTCAAACACTTTCACAGCGATTTTGTCTTCTTTTCTTTCAACGCCACCTACGATTAGGCTTTCTTCTTTTAATGTAATCATTCTTAATTCTCCTCATCTCTTAGGCTCTCAGCCTTGATTGTAAAGTAAATATATGCGCCATTATCAAACGGCTCCTCGCTCAAAAATTTTGCCCAGTCGTCAGCGTAACCTAAAATAATTCTCACGGTTACGCTAGGCGCACATAACACCGCATCAATATCGACAAAAAATTGACTGCGATTATCGTATTCCTTACCTTCTAACTCACGTAAGCCCGTCAACTCCGCCACCGATAGCCCGTGCTTACTTACTGCCACTAATACATCTTGCATTCCTTTTTCCCCTTCAACTTTTAATTTACTGCATAAAAACTCTCTACATAATCCGGCTTATTCCGACAGGAACACAGAACGAAGCCAATTACGTGATTCCGTTGTTTTTTGTATTTAGCGATAATTTCTTCACCGTATCGCACCATATTCGCACTGGATAGGCGGTTATCTACCCAAAAAATCCCACCCGTGCCTAGTTCGGTGCAAGGCTTGCCCTTCAAGTCTTTGACCACCGCCATAATATAGACTCTATCCATACCCTACACCTCCTTCGCCTTAATATTAAACACGTCGGTAAATTGCTTTTCAGAGTCATAATCCATCAGCGAAATTCGAAAGCTAATAAATTCAGTGTTCGCATCCTCACGTTCACGATCCCACAGCTTACAAAACGCATCCAACATCTTGCGATACACAGGCTCACCATCGGGCAGTAGCGCACCTTCCGGCAGGTCGATAAATTCACTAGCCGATCCAAATCGCCCATTCTTACGCCCTTCAATCGTGAACACCATGCGCATCGCCTTCTTACCGCTAACTGCCACTAATCGGCTGTGGAGGCGGATTTCTCTTTCAATTTGTAGCGGATGCGCTAGATCCACAACGTCAACATTAATCTCGTATGATTTTTCGTTCATTGTTCTTGCTCTCCATCTTCGTTGGTGGTCAGGTTTAAAAACTCCGATAATGCTTTCGCCTGCTCAAATGTGAGTTCAATCGCTGCATAGTCTCCCTCATAATTGTTAGACATACATTGATTATTAGGATCATCTATCGAAATATGTAGCTCTCGGTTTTTCTCATAAACCGCCACTTTTAAGATAGTACCTGCTCTTTTCAATTCAAATTCTTTCATGCCCTTACTCCTTACAAATAGTAGACATCCAAAACATCCCGACGCTCTACCGCTTTTTTTGGAATGTGTCGATCTAACCATCTACGCACTTTGCGCTCTGCTTTTTTCCAACACCAAGGCGCAAAATCATCCTGCGCACTTTCAAAAGCGTAGATCTTGCCTCTAATGCGTCGCAAAATCGCCTCAGCTTTTTCAATGCGGCCGCCTGTATAACGGTACACCTGCTCACGGTTGCAACGGGTTAAGATCTTGATTCTGCGCCCGTCTTCGACTTTGCGTAATTGGGTAAACATCGATCGACTCCTTGTTATTAGTTAAAAATAAGCTCACAAAATGCGCCTAAATCTTGAAGGCTAGGCGCATTGAATTAGCCTACTCCGCCAGTTCTTCCATAGCTTTTAGATAGTCGTTATAGACTTCGGCGTCGTCCGCTTCTAACGCTTCAGCCAGTGCCTCAAGATCGAGTTCATCTTCTGAATCTAAATATTCTTCCCAAAGACCGACTAATTCCGCCTTTGTTAAGTTATCCAATAACCATTCCGCAAACGGCGGGAGGCTCTCTTTCCATTCTTCATAGGCTTCATGATCCTGCTCTTTTAACCAGTCAGCGAGTGAGTCAATATCTATTGGGCTATTCTCCACGCTCCAACATGATGCTACGTTACCGTAGCCGTTAAGATAAACACGATCAAACCAGTTTTTAAGGTCGCCAAAAAATACACGGCGGGCTAACTCCGTGCCGTCGTCGCCGAATTATTCGGCGAGGTCTTCTACGCTTTCGTAAATCGTGGAATCCGGATCTTGTTCCGATGCGTATTCGTTCCAAAGGGCAA